GTGAGTTAATCTTGAGAGGCACAAATTTACGAGGGATTTCAACGGCTTTTGCAGGCACAACTGACGAAGCGGTAAGTATATTGCAAGTGTCTCAAAATCAGTTTTTAGATTATACTTTTAATCCAGCAATTGATAATTATGTATTTTTTGCCGTTAAAGGAAATACTTCTGATAACTTTAGAAAAACACTTTTTGAAATAAAAATAACGCCTAATTTAGTATAAAATATTCAATTATGATGAAATTACTATTACTACTGATTTTTTTAAATTGTTCATCTCAAAAAAGAGAGTTCATAACATATGAAAATAAAAAATATAAAGTCGTAGAAGTTTTGATGCTTTATAATGATACTATTTACAAGTGTAATGAAAAAACGATATTTAGATACACTAAGAATTTCATATATATATACAAACCGAAGTACTATAAAAAAATTAAAAATGAGAAAAAATAGATTTTATAACGAATTTATCTTTTTAATCACCCCTACTTTTTATAAAAACTTAATATTTATAATAAAGAAAATTATAACAAAAAATAAAATATTAAAAAATAACAACAAATGAGAACAAGTAAAAAACACACTTTAGCCCTACCAATAGCTTTTATATTAGCTATAATTTTAAAAATAACCAATTGGACAGGCTGGAACGCACTACAATACAACGATAAATGGTTTGGTTGGGAATTTCAAACATCAGCCTTTATTCCACAATCGATAATTGTGATTATTTTATCAATTGTATTTTCGGGTGCGTTTGAGTACTTTCAACAAAAAGATTTGGTGGTAAAACCTAGCCGAAAAGACACAATAACCGATATAATCGTTTCAACAATTTTCGCTTATTTAGGTTTTTTAATAGCTTATGTTTTATGGTAACATTCATATCTACGAAAACAATCTAGAATAACTAACAGTCTGGTAAAAAATAATTGGTCAAATGGGAAATAAACGAATAACTATTTTATTCACCATATAAATCTTTTTTAGGAGTACATTTTTCCCTAATTAATCTTTCAACAAAAGCAAACATTTTTAACCCGTTATCATCACAATACTTTTTTAAAAGTTCGTGAGTGGTTGGTGTTATTTTTAAGTTTTTATCCCTTTTCATAGTGTTTTTTGATATAAGTATGTCAAAAGTATGAAAAAAAACACACTAAAACGAATTTATCTTTTTAATCACCCCTACTTTTGATAAAAACTTAATATTTATAATAAAGAAAATTATAAAGTAAATAATAACAAAAAATAAAATCTTAAAAAAATGGCAACAAAAGTATTCGTAAGTCCTGGTGTTTATACTTCAGAAAAAGACTTAAGTTTTATTACACGTCAAGTAGGTGTTACAACATTGGGGTTAGTTGGCGAAACAACAATAGGGCCAGCTTTTCAACCAATCTTTGTTAGCAACTATGGTGAATTTCAGTCTTTCTTTGGTGGTACAAATCCAGCAAAAATAAAAGACAACGGGGCACCAAAATATGAACTTCCATACATTGCAAAATCATATTTTACACAATCTAACCAATTATTCGTAACTAGAGTATTAGGTTTTTCTGGTTTCTATGCTGGTTTATCGTGGGGTATTACTCTTCAAGGTGCATTAGACCCAGATACAGTTATAGCAACTGCTACTAATACTTATACTGGTGGTAGCTCTGATTCATTAATTTCATTTACGGCAACATCTGCTGGTACTATTGTTACCCTTGTTTCCGCTGAACCAATTATTCAAGACCTTATCGATAACGGAACATTAAATAGTACATTATCTGTATTATCTTTTTCAAGCGTAGGATACTCTTCTAAAATTGACCCTAACTATATTAAAAATGGTGCTAATTTTAGTGGTGCTGAATTTACTATTTATTTAGACTCTAAAGGTCAAGACCCATCTGGTGGTTTTATCACGGGTACAACTAGTGGTGTCACTACATTATTCAGTGGTGATGCTTATGTTGATGTTGAAAATAAATTAGTAGCGTTATTACGCTCTAGAGGTGGAATTAACTCAGACACACAATACCCATCATTCGAAGTTACTGGTGTAACAAACGCTGTTGTGTTTGACCCAAATGTTGTTGGTGCGATAACTAACCCATTAGGTGATTTTGCTTTGACAGGTGTTTCTAATACTCAAGGTTTATTTAACAACTTAGTGTCTTTGGATAAAACTAAAAAGAATTATTTACCTAGAGTATTAGGTAGAACAGTTCCAGATGGTAACACACCATTATTCCTTGAAGAATTTTATAACAAAATGTTTGAAACTCTTAACGATAACGATAAAATATACGGTATTAACTACGATATTGTTGAATATGATGATGAATTTTCTGATTATCAACAACAATTCCAACCAGCTATAACACCTTATGTTGTATCTGAGTTACGTGGTAATAAATTATTAAGATTGTTCAGATTTTGGACTATATCTGATGGTAATGCTGCTAACGAACAATTTAAAATATCTATTAGAAATATTAAATTAGACACTAAAGAATTTGATGTGGTGGTTAGAGCTTTCTACGATACGGATGCTCAACCAACAATATTAGAATCATTTAGCCGTTGTACAATGGACCCAACTTCTAACAATTATATTGGTAGAAGAATCGGTACACTTGATGGTTTTTATCCTTCTAAATCTACTTACATATTATGTGAATTAGATGATTCATCTAACACTAGTGATGCGTTCCCAGCTGGTTTCGTAGGTTATCCAATCCGTGATTACCAATTAAATAATCCAACCGTTGTTGACCCTAAATTAACTTACAAAACTGAATATGGTGCATTTGAAAATAAACGTAAATATTACTTAGGTCTTTCTGAAACTATGGGTATTGACGCTGATTTCTTTGATTATAAAGGTAAACCACAAACATTATCTCCAGATATGTGGACAGGTATGACAAATGGTTTCCACATGGATATCGATGCGTCTGCTTCTACAATTGACAATATAACTGTGGTTATTAATACTACAGGTGGTACTTACAGCCCAATATTCTTGTTCGACACAGGTAATTGGCAGTTTAGAACTGATAACGGTTTGGTTAACGGACCATATGAAAGAATTCAATCTCGTAAATTTACATTTGCACCATACGGTGGATATGATGGATGGGATGTTTATAGAACTAGAAGAAGTAATTTAGATAGTTTCATTATAAACGGTACTAATGGTTCTAAAGGTTTATCTAGCGGTGCTTTCACTAATAAAACACTTACAAACGGTGATATGGGTATCAACTCTGATTACTACGCTTATTTAGAGGCAATCTGGACATTCAAAAACCCAGAAGCTGTTAATATTAGTGTATTTGCTACACCTGGTATTGATAATTTTGATAACACTAATTTAATTGAAGCAGCTATTGATATGGTTGAAACCGATAGAGCTGACTCATTATATATTATGACAACTCCAGACACTAACGGTGGTGGTGATGTTATGGGTGTAGAAGACGTAACTGATTTCTTAGATGGAATGTACGATAGTAACTACTCATGTACTTACTGGCCTTGGATTCAAGTAAACGATACCGAAAACAACGTTTATATTTTCATGCCACCAACAAGAGATGTTGTAAGAAATATCGCTTTAACTGACAACATTGCGTTCCCATGGTTCGCAGTTGCTGGTATCCAAAGAGGGGATGTTGATGCTGTACAAGCTCGTAAAAAATTAACTCTTGCCGAGAGAGATGAGCTTTACGAAAACAGAATTAACCCAATTGCTACTTTCACATCTGATGGTATTAAAATATGGGGAAATAAAACGTTACAAGTTAAAGAGTCTGCTCTTAACAGAATTAACGTTAGAAGATTGTTATTACAAGCTAGAAAACTTATTTCTGCTGTATCTATCAGATTGTTGTTTGAACAAAACGATAGTGTAGTTAGAAACCAATTCTTAGCGCTTGTAAACCCAATCTTGGATAGCATTAGAAGTGAGAGAGGTTTAACTGACTTCCGTGTGGTTCTTTCAAACGACCCAGAGGATAGCGATAGAAACCAATTGACTGGTCAAATCTTCTTGAAGCCGACCAGAGCTTTAGAGTTCATTCAATTAGAATTCGTAATTATGAATACAGGTGCGTCTTTCGACAATATCTAATCATAAAAACATATTTAAACATCAAAGCTTCCATAACGGAGGCTTTTTTGTTTTATAAGATATTTATAGTAAAACAATATTATGGTTAAACTAAAAATCACGCAAGAACAATATAACAAAATTATTTTACATGAACAAGCTTCACGTTCATCTTTGTTAGTTGAAACAACAAATGAAGTCATTTTAGGTGTTGCAAAGTTAGCTGGGTTAAAACTATCTGGCCAAAACGAAATAATCGCTAATAAAGCTTTAAATGATAATAAAACTATGGATTTAATCAAATCTACGTTAGAGGATAAAAATAAAGTTAAAGAATTGGTTGGTAAAATGGAAGAAAAAGGTATGAAGGACGTTGAAAGTTTTTTATCTAAGAATGTTGGTGGGTTAGTTAAAAAATATAACCAATACGCAAAATCTGGAAAATTAGATTTTATATCAAAAACAAACCTTTTAGAGCTAGGTGGTAAGTAATTCGTAAATTATTTCTCCAGTAAAACTAGTTTTCCAGTTACAATCATTTAAAATATTATCAACAAAGTTATTATATTTTTTTAATAATTGTTTTTTAGTAATTTTAATTTCTTTCATGATATTTATATTAAAGAACAAATACACGATTTTTTTTTAATATTTCCTAGTATATTTTTAAAAACCATTATATTTATAGGTAAGGATAAAAAAATAACAAAAATAATTCTTATTATATTTTTTATTAAATAAGAACAAATAAAATTAAAAACAAAAAACATGGCTGATTTATTGATGAAAATGCCCTTACCATACGAACCTAAGAAAAAGAATCGTTGGTTAATTACATTCCCAGCAGATTTAGGTATCCAACAATGGTGGTTAGCGTCTGCTTCTAGACCTTCAATTACACAAAACGAAGTTGAAATCCCGTTTCTTAACACATCTACGTGGGTAATCGGTAGATTTACTTGGGAAGCAATCGATGTAACGTTCCGTGACCCAATCGGTCCATCTGCTACACAAGCAATCATGGAGTGGGTACGTCTTCATTCTGAATCAATAACAGGTCGTCAAGGTTATGCTGCTGGTTACAAACGCCCAGTTGAACTAGAGATGCTTGACCCAACGGGTGTTGTTGTCGAAAAATGGTTATTAGATGGTACAATGTTAACTAACGTTGGATTTGGTGCCTTATCAATGGACGATGATGGTATCGCTGAGATTACAGCAACTCTTAGATTCGATAGAGCAATTTTATTATTTTAATTTATTAAAATAGCTTTACCAAAACTTGACTTGTAAATATTTCTTTAGTTTTTGTTAAAAATAACAAATAAATTAAAAAAATATTTATTTTATGGTAGTTTGTAAAGAATGTGATAGAGATTTCGAAACGTTAGATTCAGTTAGGTAACACAGAAGTCAAAAGCATGGTATAAAATAAAAGATTAAATGAGTTTAAAAATATAAAATATGAGAAAAATAGACAAAAAGAACAACTTTAAAAAAGTTAACTTATTATCAGAGCAAAGATATTTAGAGTCTAAGGGTTTGGTTAAGGAATCATTCCATAATGCTGACGGTACGCCAATTGGTGTTGATAGTATGCACAGACCAGTATCAGAAGAAGCGCCAATAGATAGAATGTATGGTTCTGATGAGTGGGTTCAAGCACAACAAGACGCTGGTAAAGATATTAGTGCCATAAAAAGTGAGTATACTAGTAAACTATATGCTATGGAGAAACCTTATTATAGTAATAATGAGGTTTTAGATACGATAATTAAAATTTATCAATCACATATTCAACAATTAGGTACTATGATGGGGAATAATGGTGTTGATTCTGAATTAAACGAAGATGGTTTATCAGATTATTCTACAGAACTAAATAATACTGGTGATTATCCGTGGATAGATTTTTTAGGGGACAAACAAAAGGGTGGTGATTATAAAAATAGAAACCAACAAGCTAATGAAAAATTTAAAATAGAATTTAATAATAATTATAAAGGACAAAGTGTTGAAACAACAAATGGTAGATATTTTTTTGAAACATTAAAATATACTAATAATTTTGGAAAATATGACTTGATATTTATGAGACCTAAAAGTGAAGATGAATACAACGATAAAACTCTTTTTATTAAGTATGACCCTTCAAATGTTTATTACATTGATTCAAATGACGACATTGAATTGATGGATAAAGATTCAGTAGATAAAGTAATTGACATGTTGAAATATAACAAATAGCATAGAGAAACCACCACACGGTGGTTTTTTTATTTACCCAAATAATTTGATTTATTTTTTTATTTAAGATTTACTTTTTACGTTTATTAATATATACTAGTAAATATAAAAACATAAAAACATAAAAATATAAATAATGAGCGAAAAAACCCTAAAACCAAACGTTATTCCTAGTAAGGAACAAATGAATGCCGCTGCTACTGAAAAAGCTAAATTAGAAGCGTATGAAACAGAAAAAGCTTTGGTCACTAATGAAGTATACGGTACAGCTATGGCACCAGATGACACACCTTATGGTCATATAAGCGCTGTTGAGATGATGCGACAAAGAACTTTTAACCAATTACAACAACAACAAGAAAGTGGTGTTGTTCAAGACCATTCATTGGCTGAGAAGACTGCTGCTAGTGTTTACGCTGAAGCGGCTCGTGAAAAAAATGAAGAACAAATGAGACTTCGTGATGAGCAGTTAAGAATAAACAATGAAAATATTCAAAAATATCAACAGCAAGCTAATCAAGCTTCTGCTAGAGAAAATAAAAACCCAGAAACAAACACTGGTTTATATAATCCAACACCTCAAATGAATGAAAATACACAAAGTACAGCTAATAACTATACTAATGATAATAACAATAAAGGTTATTATATCCCACCAACACCACCTAGTGTTCCACCAGTAAATTTAAACCAAAATTTTGGTCAGAACCCTTCTAATATCGACCCTTATATTTTAGAGCTAAGTCAACCTAATTACAACGCACCATTTGATGTGATTCCATTACCTTCTAAAGGTAAGACTTATAGAAATAAAAAAGCCAATGTTAAATTAGCATACATGACAACAGCCGATGAAAACATTCTTACTAGCCCTAACTTATTACAAAGTGGTGAATTTTTAGAAATTTTAATCAATAGAAAAATACTAGACCCAGAATTGCGTTATAAAGACCTTTTACCAGGAGATAGAAACGCAATCATGATTTGGTTGCGAGCAACTGGTTACGGTGAGATGTACCCAGTAACGTTGTTAGATGAAAACAGTATTCCTTTTGATACGGAGGTTAACTTGAATGATTTAAAAACAAAAGAATGTGCGATTGACCCAGATGAGGATGGTTTGTATTCTTTCGATTTACCGATAATGAAGGTAAATCTTAAATTTAAGTTATTGACATGTGGTGAAATAGATGATTTGGAAAAAACAATCACTGATGAAAAAGAAAAAGGAATTCCAGTAAACAACCTAACAACATATAAGTTTGAAAGAATGATTAAAGAAGTTAATGGTTCTAGAGATAGAAATATGATTAGAGAATTTGCTAACATTATGAGAATCTCAGACGCAAAAGCTTTAGATAATTATATTGAGGAATTAGAGAGTGGTATCGACTTAAATATTAAGATTGCGACCCCTGGAGGTGGGTCTATTGCCACCTTTCTTCCACTTAACATCCAGTTTTTTTGGCCTAACTACAGAGTATAAAATACCATTATTAGAAGAAATATATATTTGTACACAATATTTAAAAGGTATGAGTTATAATGATGTTCTATCTATGCCTACTTATGAAAGACGATTCTTTTTAGGGTTGTTAACTAAAGAAAATAGGGATAAAGAAGAACAAGTAGAAAAAATGAAAGAACAACAAAAAACAAAAGGCACCAAAGGTAACCGAACAACAAAGGTTAGTGGTGAAGGTCTTAAAAATAGAATGAAAAATGGAGATATACCATTAACATAATAAAATACCCGCTTTTTAGTGGGTATTTTGTTTTATAAGATATTTATAAACAAACAGTAAAATAATGAATAAAAAAATAAAAATAACAGAAACACAATACAATAGGTTAATTAATCTAATGGTTGAAACACCTTTTGATACTATGACTAAATCTAGTATTAAAAATGGGGATGTGATATCTATTACATGGAAAGGTAGCAAAAATAACTTTAAAGTTATTAATAATACTTCTGGTCAAATTACCATGGACAACATTGATAAAGGTTCCGCTAATATTAATTATCGTTATTTTATGGTTTATACGTCTTTAGATGGTGATGATTTGGAATTAAGAAGAGTACATAAAACAAAAGAAGCCGATAAATTAGATGACCAAAAAAAATGGGCAAACATTACAGTTAAAGACATTACGGATATTCAAGTTATTAGAGATGGTAAAGTAATTGATAGAGTCGACCCAGTTTCCCCTAATGCTGCTAAACAACAAAAAAAAGGAAATACTGACACTACTGAGTCTAGTGATTTTATTACAGATATAAACAATAATTTAACCATAATCTTAGAACAATTAGCTGAAGGTAAAGGATTGAAATTGATTTTAAATAACGCTGAAGTTATTTTTTGCTGTAATAAAAAGACGGGGGGTATTTTTGATTTAGAAATCATGGAAAATAAATCAATACCAGAACTAAATAAATGGCAAACTTTTGTTTTAGATATTAAAAGTAACCCCAATGATGATGAAACATCTATTTACGAAGCGAACAAAAACATAGTAAAAACACCAGACAACGGTAAAACTTTTAGTATAAAATTTAAAGTGATAACTAGTGATAAAGAATCTGAAGTTTGGGTTATAGGTGGTCAAGGTGTTGCTATTACAAAATCATGTGAAGATAAAACTGATAATGACATGGAAAATAGTGAAGAAGCTAACAACAAAGAAGAAGAATTAAAATTGGACGCTAAAGAAGCTTTTGAAAAAATTATTTCGGACCCAATGATGCAAAAAGCTTTTTATTCACAACCAACATTTTGGCAATCATTCGTGGCTGAATTAAAAGGTAAAAAAAGTCCAGGAAATGGTATAATTACCGTTTTAAATATAGTTAAAAACTATGAGTACAAACAAATAATTGAACAGATTGGTGAAGGTTTTAGCAATAAAAAAGGTGATATTGTAGAATTTAACCCTTTAAAACCAACAACGATTAGTTACAACCTACAAAAAGAAGGTCGTAAAGAATTTAAATTACAAACATTAAAACCAACAGAAATTAAAACTTCTGCCGATAAAAGAGAAACTGGGTTGGTTTTGGACGTTAACTTACCTCAAGACCCAAATTATATTTTAAGGGTTATTGTTGACGGGAAAACCGAAACTGAAAATATAAAAGAATGTAGGTTAATAATAGGTAGATTAACTAGTAGTAATATTTTTACCGCTGTTAGTAAACCAATAACTACCGAATTAGAGTTTTTAAATTCAGATGGATATAAGATTCCAAAAAAAGAAAATATTAAATAATTATGAGTCCAGCAGAGATTAAACAACTTACCGAAGAGCTTACCAAACAAGCTAAAATACAACAAGAAATTGGTCAATCCATTGAAGCTTATATGAGTGGAATGGATGAATATAAGAGAACTTTAAAGGAGATTAATAAAAACAAACAGCGTGAAATTGAGTTACAAAGATTAACAACTGTTGGTACCCAAAAGGAAAAAGATTTAGCATCTATAAAACTTAAAATATTACAAGACCAAACAGACGAACTTGAAAAACAAAGTAGGATAATGGGTGGGGCTTTATCTTCCGTTAATAAAAAATCTTTGCTTGGTGCTAAATTAATGGGTGAGGCAGCAAAAGGTTTAGGTAAAGCTTTTGTTAATTTACCTGGAATGATTCAGTCGGCATACGGCAAAATTAAAGGTTCAGGTTTATTTGAAATGGAGAAGGAGATTAAAAAATCTGCTTTATCCATGGGTGTTTTATCTAAACAAAGTGATTCTTTTAGAACTACAATAGTCAATGCAGCTAAAGAAACCGCTATGATTGGTATAGGTGTCAAGGAATTGTCTCAAATGCAATCAGCTTATAGTGAAGAATTAGGTAGAGCAGTTACTTTAAGTAAAGAAGGTTTGGTTGCTATGGGCCAAATGGCTGTGGTTACTGGTTTAGGTGCCGAAGGTGCGGCTAAGATGTCGGCTGAAATGGAAAATCAAGGTTTATCGGCTGAAAGAACTGCTGCGTATGTTGAACAAACATTGAATGATGCTAGTGCTATGGGTATCAACGCAACCAAGATTATGAAAAACATAGCCAATAACACAAAAATGCTTAATCGTTACAACTTCAAAGATGGTGTAAAAGGTTTAACTAAAATGGCTTCTCTTGTAACTAAATTAGGTGTAAATATGGAATTCGCAGCTGGTTTTGCTGAAAAATTATTTAACATAGAGGGTGCAGTTGATATGTCAGCTCAATTACAGGTTATGGGTGGTGAATGGTCTAAATTAGCTGACCCTTTTCGTTTAATGTTTATGGCTAGAAATGATATGGCTGGTTTGACTGAAGAAATAGCAAATGCCGCTGCTTCTTCTGCTACATTTAACACAAAGACTAAAGAATTTGAATTGGGTTCACTGGAAATGAGCAGACTTAGAGTTATTGCGGAACAAACTGGTATATCTTACGATGAACTAGCTACAGCTGGAAAAAATGCAGCTAAATTTACGAAAATTAAAGGTCAAGTAAGTTTTACCATGAATGAGGATGAAAAAGAATTTTTAGCCAATACAGCTAAACTTGATGAAAACGGTAATGCTAGAATTGAAGTTGAAATTGGTGGGACACCAAAGTTATTAAGTCAGTTAACTAGTGCTGATAGAGAAGCTATAAAAAGCAGAATCACGGAACAAGCTACTATGAAAAAAAGAGCTGAACAATCTATAACTTTTGATGAACAAATAACTTATTTAATAAATGAATTAAAAGTATTTATGTTACCATTGGTTAAAACAATGAATGAAAAACTTATCCCTAAATTAAGGGACTTAAGTGATAAATTCACAGTTAAAGGTGGTTGGGGTGAAAAAATTGAGAAACTTGCCGAATCTGTTGGTGGGGTAATTTCAGCTATTGGTGGGTTTATTATTGATAACCCTATTATGTCAGCAATGATTTATGGTGCCGCTAAATTTGGTGGTATGTTCTTCGATGTGGCTAAATGGTTACTTAACGGTATTGCATTGGCTAAAGGGTTTAATATGGCAGCTAGTATTGGTGGTGGTGATAGTGACCCAACAGATGGTGTTGAAAGTGTTTTAGATAAATTTGGTAAAAAAATATTTAATCAAAAAATAACAGGTGCTGCCGCAAAAACAAGTAAAGGTATGGCGGGTAATTTTAAAGGTGGACTTAAAAGTTTTGGTGGTGTTGGTGCTGGTATTTTAGCTGGTGGGTTAGCTGCATGGGATGAATGGAGTGAAAACGCTGAAAAAGGTATGGATAAAGGTGAAAATACTGGAAGAACTACCGCTAAGGCTGCTGGTGCTGGTTTAGGTGCATGGGGTGGTGCTGCTGCTGGTGCAGCTATTGGTTCTGCTTTTCCTGTTGTTGGGACAATTATTGGTGGTCTTATTGGTGCTGCTTTAGGAGGATTTGCTGGTGGTTCTTTAGGTGAAGCTGGTGGTGATGCAATATATGGTGATGAAGATAGAATGACCAGACCATTACATGATGGCATAATAGGTGGAATGAGTAGTTCGCCTCTATCTGGTATGTTAGGTTCTATTGCTAGTTCGTCTGGTAATATGTTAGGTTCTGATTTTTCTAAGGGTAGAGGTGTAATACAAGGTGGTAAAATAACACCAATTGATAATAAAGATGATTTGTTGGCGATGAAACCTAGTGGTGCTATTGATAAAACCTCTAAATCACAAGGTAGTAATATTGTTACACATTCATTTGGTAACATAAACATAAACGGTGAAATATTATTAAAAAGTCCAGGAAATAATCCTGGAGAAGTTGTAGACTTATTAAAAGATGCTTCTTTCAAAAGAGATATAACCAGAATTATTCAAGTTGAACTCGAAAAGAATAGAAATGGTGGTAAAAATAAAGGCTAATTATCATTGATTATCAACAAATTATGTTTTTTATTAAAATTAATGTTACAATGACTTGACTTTGTGGTTAAAAAACCGTATTTTTGTATAAATAAAAAGTATTATATATATATATATTATTATATATTATTATAAATTATTATATATTTAATTATAATATAAATTAATTAAAGACACGCATTGTGTCTTTTTTTATTTTACCTTCTTTTAGTCTAAGTATTTATTTTATCAAAATTTTTAGTAGTGTAGTATTTATATATAAATAAATAACTATGCCAATTTTTTATAATACTTCAACCCCTACACCAACAACTAAAAATACTATTACAGATGTTGCAACTAACTATGGTGTTAGGGATTTTTTATTGAACTTAAATCTATTACCAACTTATCCACAGATATCAACTTCATTGAATGGTAGTCCCAAGATTGGTGAGCCAGTCTTAGACACACTTATCAACAACGGTAGTAATGTTATTCCATTATATTTGCCTTTGGAAACAAACGGTATTTTATTCAAGGATATAAACATCAGCATAAACACATTTCAAAACGGTGCCTCAACTGCAAATGATTTAACTAGTATGTATTATATTAATGCAATACCTAACGTTAATTTTCCAAATAGTATTTGGCCACAAGGTACTCAAGATTACCCAACTACAGCTAATCAAGAAGTAAATGATTACGGATTGATTGGTAAAACTACTGATGCACAATTCAGAAAGAAAAATGTGATAAAAAATTTATATCTAGATGTTACTAAACAAATAGATATGGCTGATTTCATCAATTTAAACCCTTTAGATATATCTCGACAAGTTTCTGGTTATTTAGACACTTATGGGAGCTTAAATTTAGGTGGTAGTGGTGCTATTCAAGCTGCAAACATTATCGGTAGTGTTATAACTGGTCAAGGATTAGGTTTAAGTAAAGGTGGTGTGGTACCTAATTTTGATATTAGAAGTTCCTTAGCTGGTAGAATATTAGGCGCTACAGGTATTATAACAGATACTAAGCTAGGAAACATAGGTGGACAACAATTGGCTTTGGCGTTAGCTAATAACGCTGCTTTTAATGTTCAACAAGAAATACTAGGTTCGTTAAATGTACAAAACAATATACTTAGCCTTATAAAAGGTGATGGTTTGGTTGGTTTAAGACCAAGCTACAAAATTACTATACCATCTAGTGTTGGGGGTAGAATATTAGATACCGCTGGTAAAATACTAGGGTTTACTATACCTAGAAGTTATTTAGAACCAGAGGGCTCTATATTTCAAACAGAAAATAATGGGGTTGGTAATATTGAAAGAGCTAACTCTATGATTCTAAACACAGGTAAAGGTCAAATAGAGGCCCTTTTAAAAAATATTAAAACAAATCAGATAGGAACTAACGCTGGAGGTTCTGATGACCCTTCTAAATCCTTATTTAGAAGTGGATACGCACCAGCTTTTGCAAACAACAAAGGTCAAACACAAATCACTGATGCTTTGGTTTATGCTTTTAGTAAAAATGGTGCTGCTATAAATTTATTCGGTTCTACTGATGGTATCATTGCTGATTTAACTTATCTAAGAGAAGAAAAAGTTAGTGAAGCTGGGTTCAAAAGTCCAGAAGAACAATTATTCGTGGGGTACCAAGGTGGTTTTAGTTATAATGATAGAAAAATTAGCGATATAGGTTTTTCTTGGGGCACTGAAATGGGTGGGTTAGTTAATTCAAATTCTAGTGGATATGAATATGCCCAAATTAATATCGAAGATGTCAATAAAAAATCGCTTTTAAGTAAAACACAAAAATTATTTAATAGTAAAGGAATGAGAAATATTGTTACTAATAAAGGTGATATTGGAAAAAAATCCTCACAAATAGAAACAGTTAACGGTAATGGTATTTCTAAAGGTAATGCTGTATTAAAAAAAGAATTATTTGATTTATCAACGGGCCGATATAGCGGAGGTACTTATAGTGCTGAAGATACCTATTGTAGAAGTTGGACAACATTAGATAGGTACGATACCGTGTCCAAAATGGTTAGAAGTCACGGTTTGTGGGATTCAAATAACGTACCGTACAGGTTAAATACTGAAAATTCAGTATTGGGTGAGTATGGTTTTCCAAAAATAGCGCCTTATGCCAACGCAACAAGTGACACTAAAAAATTTATGTTTTCTATAGAAAACTTAGCGTGGAGTGATGAACATGAAAATTTACCAGAATGTGAAGTTGGTCCAGGAGATTTATTATCTGGCAAAAAAGGTAGAATTATGTGGTTTCCACCATATGATATACAGTTTAGTGAAAATAGTAGCGTTAGCTGGGAAGCTAACAATTTTATAGGTAGAGGTGAATCGGTATACACATATAACAACACTGAAAGAAGTGGTAACTTATCATTTAAGATAGTTGTCGACCACCCAAGCTATGTAAATTCGTTTAGAGGTGCATTTGGTCCAGATGATAATTACGTTAATTCATTCTGGGCTGGTTGTATTGACCCAAATAGTGAGATGGGTAAAAAATTAACAGTTAGTGAAAGGAGCGTTTCGACCCCAGATGATTTGACAATACCAGTTAAGAAAAATCCAACAGCAGAAAAACCACCAGGACCTCTATCTGTTTATTTCCCTAATGATAACGCAGAAATATACAAACCATATGAAAATGGTTTAATACCTAGTACAACTACACCTATTGATTATTTAATTAACAAAAACGGTGCTGGTGAAGGTTTAGGGTCTTATAAAGCTAATTTTACTCCTGGTAATCACAACAACAGTTTATTAAGTGATGGTGAAGGTTGGCCAGATAGGTATAATTATGGCTTAAATTATTCCCAGTCTGGTACTTCTCGTAGTCCAGAAACAAAAACAACCATTGTTGGTGCTGATGATTTTGAACTTAGAGGTTATTTTGACCCTAATACTGATGTTTTTATTATAAAACATTTAACCGAGATTTGCCCACATTGTGTTGCCACTATAACTGGTTATGCTAGTGAACAAGGTAGTCTAGAATACAACGACAAACTAGCTAAAGCTAGAGCAGAAAAAATTAAAGAAGATATTAAACAAAAATGGTGGCCAAGTATTAAAGCTGCTTTACCAAAATTAATTGAATCTGATTTTGATAAACGTTTTAAAATTGGTGAAACAAAACAATTAACTGGTACTGGTTGTAAACCATGCCCACCAAACGTAACTAATGAAAATAGAGATATTTTATGTCCTACCGATACATTGGAATGTAAACAAGATAGGCGTGCAACTATTAATTTCGAGTATAGTTCTCAAATGGCAGAAGATGAAATGGCTACACCACCACCAATAATTAAAAAAAGGACTAAAACTATCAACACAACTATAACAAATAGATTTTACACTGAATGTAATTATTTTGAGCAATTAACTGATAACGACCCTTTTGTTTTTGATAGTTTTAGGGAAAAAATTCGTTATTTTCATCCAGCTTTCCATTCAACTACACCAGAAGGTTTAAATTCTAGGTTAACGTTTTTACTACAGTGTACCAGACAAGGTAAAACTAACGAAGGCCAAGGTGCTAATAATTTAGCTTTTGGTAGGGCTCCAGTTTGTATACTTAGAATAGGTGATTTTTACAATACAAAAATTATTATCGATAATGTTAGTATTGATTACGAACCATTGGTTTGGGACCTTAACCCAGAAGGTGTAGGTGTACAACCGATGATTGCAAATGTTAGTATGGCTTTTAAATTTATAGGTGGTTCAACGCTTATGGGACCATTAAATAAATTACAAAACGCTTTATCTTTTAATTATTTTGCCAACTCACAAGTTTATGACCCTAGAGCTGATTATATTTCAATTGAAAAACCATTAATAAAAGATAAAGACGGTAAAGATTTAGCTAATTCACCAACTGGATATTATCTTCGTAATTTAATAGATGAATCACCATACAATGGAGATGTTAAAAAATATATTGAAGGAGGTACAGCTACAAATGAAACGATAACTGATAACACACCAGAAATTGACCAAGAAAAAGCAAATGAAATAGCTATTTCATCATCTCCAGATAACGCACCAAGTACGGAAACAACTATTGATGATAAAGCGGTTATTGGTTGTTTTGGTTATGATGGTTGTTTTGCTTTCGACCAAACGGACCCAACAAGTGTTTCTTTGAATTTAAGATTGAATTGGAACGCAACAAAAGATATACAAAACCCAGCATTAAATAAAACATATGAAGCTTTTATTTACATTATTAACGATAAAAAAGGAAAGAGATTAGTTGGTCTTATTAAAATACGACCAAACTCAGCAGATACTTTGGTATATTCGGTGTATGGTTTTGGTAGCGGACAAATAACTCCTAGTAGTATCCCTAGCCAACCTAAAACCAGTACCGTGATTGGTTTTGTCGGGCAACAAGATAAAAATAAAATATTATTACATACAGATGTAGATATTGATGACGACGATGAACTAACTAAATTTATTATTGATGCTTGGAACGGCAATGGTGGCTCGATTGAAATAGTTTGGCAAGTAGAATGGGGTGGTAAAATTTATGCAAACTTTACACACCTTAATGTATTAACAAATAATTAACAAGAAAATATTATGGCACAATACGTAGATAGATATAATGCGTTCAGAGTTAACGCTAGTATGAAGCCAGTGATTGGTACAACAATACCAAATTCTGGTCAAGATAAAAATATGATTTATAAACATGGGTTAACTAGACTTGACAAATTGAGTCAGATGTATTATAATAACCCATATAGTGGTTGGTTAATTATGTTAGCTAACCCAGAATTTGGTGGTTTAGAATTTAATATACCAGATATGACATTAATTAGGGTACCATACCCTTTTGATAGTGCTATAGGTAGGTATAACGAACAAATTACAAAACATAAAATATTATATGGCGAATAGAATAACAAACAAGATAGGTTGTGAAGCTGGTAGAACAAAAATTGTTGACCCAAATAATTTTAGTGGTTTTGATTCTGAAAGCAATATATCAGTACCATTAGAGGACTTAAATATTTCGGTTGTTTTATCTACAACAAGAATGGGTAGAACAGTTTTAACTAGTAGTGATGATGAAAACACTGTAGGTACTAGAGAAAGTTCTAAAACTATGACAATAAATTTTATTGAGGGAAGCGAAGTTTCTGGTAGAAAAGTATTAACAACTAATTATACCGATTTAACTTCTTTGGGTTCAGATAGTAGTAATGATGAGGCTTTAGGTATTACAAATATTGACATTGATTTTAATTCTTCTTTCGCCCCAATGGTTAACATTGATTTTATTGATGTTAGAGGTAGTGCTATTTTCCAAAATGAACAAAATAATTCGGGTAATAATACAGCAAACAAGTATTCTACTTTTTTTCAATTACCATACCCAAAATTTGAGTTAGAAATTAAAGGTTATTACGGTAAACCAGTTACATATTGTTTACATATGCTTAAATTTAATTCAAAATTTAATTCAAAAACAGGTAATTTTGAAATTTCTTGCCAATTTATTGGTTATACTTACGCTATGTTATCAGATATGTTATTAGGTTATCTTAAAGCAATACCATTTACAACAATCGGTAAAAAAATACATGAAAGATATAACGAGGAGCGTGGTTACGAAGTAATCAAATTGGTAACTTTAATGGAAAATATCCAGAAAATAAATGGTGGTGTTGAAAAAATAGCCCAAAACTCAAAAAACGCTGATTCTTTTGGTAGAGGTAATGACGCTATTGAAAAATTAAATAATATTGAGGCGTTAATTAATGTGTTAGGTCGTAATTTAGATTTAAACAGTGATGTAAAAGATAATCATTTTTTTGTTGTAAAAAAAAATAACCCGTTAACAGATGAACAAACTGCGAATATAGAGGAGTATAAAGCATCGGTAGTTGTAAGAATAAACGAATTTAATGAAACGGATTCTGGTGGTAAATTAGATGAAAATTATTTTTTATTTTTTGACAAAGTAGATACGAATAAAGGTCTATATACGTCAGTTGTTAAAGAAATGTTTGACCCAAATAAAAATGGTTCATTTGACCAAAAAACTTTATCCAACACTTTAGGTTCACCAACCGATTTAGAAAAATTAAAAAAAGAAATATTTGACTATTTAAAAGATTATGAAATTAATAATACTGTTAAATTAGATATATATAATTTCAATGGTTTATATGAAAAAATAAACGCTACTAGATTAGTTGTAAATGAACAAATTAACTCTAGTAAAAAAGAATTAGCGTTAGAATTAAAAGAAAACGTTGCCGAATCTTTAGGTTTCGACCCAACAGTTAGAAGAATAATTGAAATTTTCACAAATGCAATTGAGGTATTTATGGAAAGTATTTACACTGTTTCTCAAACAGCGGAAAATAAAGGTAATGAAAGAAGAATTTCACAATTAGAATCAACATTTGGTGTTGAAATAATAAATTCGGATATAAAAAAAGAAAAATTAGAAACAAAAGAGTTTTATGCTTGGCCAGATTATAGAGAAAGAGATGAAAAAACTAAGACATATGTTGATAAATATTTAGGTAAAGCTCGTCTGTTAGAAAAACCACACCACGTTGATGAATTAGTTTTTATTGATGATTTATTAAATGCGTTTTTAATTGCTCAAAAAGCAACTGACGATGTACTTGATGACATAACACAAAACCAAACCACTTGGTTTCCGATTTCACCTATAGATACTAGTATTTTTATAAATACAGAACCTTATTCTAGGGTTGAATTGCTAAGTAATCAAGATGTTATGAGGCTTATGTTAATAAGAGGTATGACTTTTTTAGGTTATACTAACGACCCAGATTCGTTAAGCGATAAAGAAATTCAATCAATGGCGATAGCTGAAGCAGACGCTATTGTTAGAGGGGTAACAAATAAAAATTTAAAACAAACTATAAGTCTTATAAGTACTAGTACTGTAGCTAACGTTACTGGTACTATAAATACGGTATCTAGAAACGTGGTAAATAAAGTATCAACTTTTGATGGACAACAAGTAAAACCTTATTATTCTTATGATTATATCTATAACTCCTCAAATGATTTTAAAATTATCCCAATACAAAAAGAGTTTAACAATAAAACATGGGGTGATGTTAGTGGGGGTGTAAACTCAACTAAAAACTATACTAATTTACAAAAAGATAGCGAAAGTGGTAATTTATTTTTAACAAATTATTCCTCTTCTTTTGGTAAAAGCGGTGAGACAGACCAATATGATAAATCTTTAGATGGTGGTACATATGTTAAAATATTAACATTAAATGATTATAACAAAATAAAACAATTATACCCTGTTGAAGGGGTGGATACAAAAATTTCACCTTTAAAATTAAGTATTTTAAAAGATAATGTAACTTTAACACCTCAGCAAGTATCAGACGCTGGGTTTAACGTATTTGCTGGTCCTTTAGGTATGCAAGAATTTTCTTTAATGGATTTTGGTGATGATAACCAAGGCCCTTTAAGTTTTGCTTTTTACCGAGATAAAAGACCAGGTTTAACATACACCAGAAAAGCCTCTGGTGGTAATAGTTCTATATTTGATTTAAGTAAAAAACCACAAAACATACCAGAAAATAATCAAACTATTAATTATGAAATTGGTGGTAAAAAATTTCATAATAAATGGGGTAGTAATAGAGAATTATTATTAGAATATTATTCTGGTAATACTTCTGACTTAACTTTTCCTTTTCTATTATTACCTTTCCAACTTGGTGCAGCAAATGAATCTGAACCAGATTTCATTATAAATAGTGAATCTAAAGGTGTTAGTTTATTTGGGTCTACCTTATATTATAATCAAACTAGCGAATACTCTAAAGCGATGTTATTTTTACACACATTACCTTTTGTGGGTAACGGTATTAACCAAACATCAGGAGGTGTTATTAATTATATTAGAAATATATTTACCATACGTGGTGGTTTTGTAGCAGTACCAAGACTTTGGTGTGCTTATATTGGTAGTATTCTCTGGAGGTTGTCAACTGATGACCCAGAATTAATAGGAGGAAAACAAACTGGTGGTGGTACTGGTAGTAACGACCCTATAATTTGGGGTAATTATAAAAAAATAGAGAAAACTGATTATATTGTAAGTCTTTATAAAACAAGTAAAAAAACCGAACTACCTGTGGAAATAAGCCAAACAGATTTATTAAGTACGTTACCAAAACAAGTTAAAATTGAATTTAAAAAAATATTTTTTAATTTTGTTAATGGCGATGATAACTCAATATCATGGGATGCAATTAAAAATGGTCTAGAAATTTGGGATGGAGATGGTATTGGTTTTGAAACTTTACTAAACAATTCATATAGTGACCTTTCCCAAATTAATGGTTTAAAAAACGAAGATAAATATGTGGTAATAATACCGCAAACTATTTTAGGCGAAAAAGATAATTTTAGGTTAGAATTAAAAGATGGTTATAGTACTAACGATTCGGTTACAACATTAATAAAAGCTTTGGTTGAACCACTTATAATAGCTAATAATAACTATTATATCTGGAGAGGTCCAAAAAAAGATGACTATGGTACTAAGGGTGAGTATAAAACAAACCTAAGAGAAGGAATAAATGTTTACGAGGCAACTTTTAAAATATATTTTGATGCATTAACTAAGCGTTTAAAAGACACCTCGGACTCTTATTCACCGACAAATGAAGATAAACAATTACAACAAGAAATTTTTGGCACTGCGAATGAGGACACAATAAAACTAATATTATATAAAACATGTAAAAATGTACATGATAAGTGGTTAGCTGGTACTACAGATATAAATAATATCATTTTTCAATGCGGTGCAAATAATAGAAGTAATACCGATTCTAAATTAGCTATTCAATATAAAAGTAAAACATCACCAAAATTAATTGATAGTTTTAGGTTTATTAGTAGGTCTTTTAAAGATATTGGTGATAAATTATATATTAATCCGTTACCAATTAATGATTTTTTATTAGAAAACCCTAACACTTCGTCTTATGGTGCTATTAGTCAATTATTATCAGATAATAATTTTGATTTTATTGCGTTACCTAGTTTTATTAATTTTAAAGATAAAGCAGAAGTAGAAGCGATATTTCAACCCTATGGTAGTTACACAGAAGCTATTTCTGTTGGAACTTGTGGTCCTTCATTTGTTTGTGCGTATGTTGGTGGTAAATCAAATCATTTGGATTATAGTACTTCTGATTACCCTAACGATGGTTTTGACCTTAGATGTTTATATGATGAAAAAAGTGTAAATATTAATCCTGGTATCCCAGATGATTTTAAAACAGATGATGAGCCTTATGAGGACGCTGTTGGTGCTTTTGTTGTAAGATATAGTCAACAAAACCAAAATTTATTTAAAGATATTAGTTTGGACCAAAGTGAGTTTACTGAAACAGATGAATCGCTACAAATACAAGATGATATATCTCAAAAAGCTGGTACAAATAATAGAAGTATTGCTGGTCAAAATCTTTACAATGTTTATTCAGTAAGAAGCTATACGGCCCAAATTGAAATGATGGGTAACGCTATGATACAACCTATGATGTATTTTCAATTAGATAATATACCTATGTTTCATGGTGCATATATGATTACAAGAGTCAAACACTCAATAAAACCAAATCACATGTCAACAAATTTCACAGGTGTTAGGATTAGGTATGCGGAAACACCTTTAATTACTGCATTGGATTTATATATGTCATTTATTGATAATTTAGGGATTACAGGTGGAAATAGTGGTGGTGGTGGTTCTAGCGGTGGTAATTTTTCCAATCATTTTACTACTTCATTTAAATCAGATTTAATGGCAAATTTACCTGAAGATAAAATAATCATAGGTACCTTAACTGCTATTGAAAAAAATAGTTTAGGGGTTACAGCCCAACAAGAAAAACTTAATTGGGATGATGGTAATTTAGATGAATCTGATGGCGTTCAATTTTTAAAGGAATACGCTAAAGCTACACCTGGAATCTCTGCTGAAAATTTCGCTAATAATACTGAACCATGGAGTGGTGTGTTTATTTCTTATATAATGTTAGCTGCTGATAAAAATTTTCCAAGGTCAGCTTCACATCAAGTATATATAGAGTCAGCAATGAATGGCGTTGCTGGTTATGAGGTATTTCCTTTAAAAGCTGGGTTGAAAATAAAAGTTGAAGTAGGTGATATTTTTAACAAACCAAGAGTCGGTGGCAATAACGCAAGTCACTCAGAAGTTGTTTACTCTGTGTTCGGTGAAAAAGCTTACTTAATTGGTGGAAATATTGGTGACAGTATTTCTTTACTTGAATTAAATTTAAAAAATGGTTATATTGACGATACATCAGATGTTCTGGGTTATGTTTTATGTGTTAAAAAAACCGATAACAAATACTATAATGAAAAAAAATTAATTGGAACTGGTACTGGGGCTATGTCTAATAACAACACATCTTGTCCAGCTATAGGTAATAAAGGTTTTGCTCAAAATAGTGGTAATAAATCATCTATAGATAAAATATTAGCTGGTAAGAACAATTGTCCAAGTACTAGAGATTGTGTAGGTTCCTTAGCTGGGTTAAAACTAGTACCTACTCTTTGGGATGGTAGTAAATTAACCAAAAGGGGTGTTGTTGCTATGTCTCAAGCTATTGATGAAGGGTTCGGAAGCGCACCAAGTAGAAAAAACCCAGGAAATTTACGACCTTCTAGTAATAAAGGGTTTAAAACTTTTAGTACGTGGCAAGAAGGTTATGAAGCTTATAGTGAATATTTACTTGGAAGGTCAAAAACTGGTTGGAGTTGGTCAAATACTTTAGCTGATTGTTATGTAGCAGATACAAATAAATTGTTTAAAAATGGTGGTGTTAAATACCAAGATTTAGGTAGTTATGCGTATACTAAAAATACCAGCCCATCGTTAAGACAATACATTAACCAATACGCTCCATGGGGGGATAAAAATAACCCTAGTAATTATGCCTTATCTACGGCACTAACTTTAAAATCTTATGGTTTTAATGTAGATATAGACGAACCTATGAATACTTGGATATAAATTTGTTTATTTGGTATATTATTCGTACTTTTGTAAAATGAAGATTGCAAATATAGTGTCAAACCAAAAGGTAAGTGTTTCAGCAGAATTTAATGTGGTGGTATCCATGGATGATATTATTCATGGCTTACCTACATTAATAGTTGGTTTTGATTATGTTAATAAAAATTACCCAAATTTTGACGTTATGGATAGAAAATTAGGTGAAAAACTATATTGGACACTTAAACGAACAGAAAAAAGAGATAAATATGAAGAAGATTTATCTTGGTTTATAAATAAAGTTCTTACTGACTTAATTTCAGATATAAGCTATGTTTTTGTTGACCTAATACAATATAACGCTAAAACTATTAGAAAAATAATTAGAAAATTCCATTCTATGGTAAATAAAATTACTTACCAAAATGGGCAAATGTTGTATATTTACTCAGACAAAATTATTTTCGGTGTTGATTTAAAATTGTTAAAATATATTGGTTTAGATTATGGTAAGATAAAAGATAAAATAATAACAAAAAGCTCAGTCTTTTTGACCAATGACAAGATACTTATAGATTATAAAGATACTATCAATGAACTTGACAATCAAGTTAGATATATACCATATTTATATTCTATAACAAATGACCAAAACAATACTTCTAGCTTCATTCATATTCCCAGAGAGAGTAGAATGGTTTCTTAGCTACCTAGACTCAAGATTTAAAGTCACTAAGGATAAAATTTTTTGTTATAAAAATTTGGGTGATGAATCCAAATTAATTATGACGTTTAAAATATCAATACCAGAAGATAAAAAATTAGACCTTAAAAATTTATTTCCTAGTGCAATCCCAATACATAAAAAAGGTGATGCTTTATATACAATAAATGCTTTAAATAAACTAATTCAAGAAAAATTTCCAGAATCAATTGGTAATATTGATAATAAATCAATAAAAATAGATTGGGAAACATATCAAAACAAAATGATTCTTATCAATAATGGTGAACTCACTATTTTCAACATAAGTAGGGTTTTTTGATGGTTTTGTGATATTTATATTAAAAAGATAATATTTACAAAAATATAAATCATGGAAAATAAAGAAAACAAAAAAGAAGTCAGTAAATTAGATAAAGCCTTAGAAGGTTTTTTAAATACTGAAGATAAAGACCCGAATTTAGATTGTAGTTCTGGTGTTTGTGTTATTAAAGGTGATAAAAGCCTTGTTGAAAGAATAAATAAAAAAATAATAACAGAAGACGGAAGACAACTATTATTCTAATGAGAAAAAATAAATTTAATCCAGAATTACTTAAAGAAGAATTGAAAAGATTCAAGGTGCTTGAAAATTATGATTTCTATCATGAAGAAAAAAAAGAACCAGAATATAATACTGAAGCTATTTTACTAGGTAATGAATTAGAAGAAGCTGAAGACGATGAAAACCTAAACGACTTACAACCAGCAGATGTTGAAGGTAACGGTGATATAGACGCAAACGCTGCTGATGCTGTTGCTGGGGAGTTAGGTGTTGAACCAACAGATGATGAAACACCAGTTGGAGATATGCCAGAACCAGAAGTTGAACCAGCTATTGAGGAACCAGTAGATGATTCGGTTGAGGTAGATGTCACTTCTTTAGTACAAGGTTCAGAAGAAGCTAAAGCCGCTGCTGATAACGCTAGTAAAAATTCAGAAATGTTGTTGAATAAGTTATCTGATTTAGAAGCACGTATCGCTAAAATGGATTCTGTTTCTGCTAAGATTGAAGCGTTAGAAAAAGAAATAGTTAAAAGAAACCCAACACCTGTTGAAAAATTAGAAATGCGTTCGTTGAACTCATTCCCTTACAGCCAGAAACTAACTGATTATTGGGCCGATAAAGAAGGTGCGTATGATGTCATGGGTAATGATAAAAAAGAAGAGTACGTATTGAAACAAGATGATGTTGATTACGATTACAGCGCACCAAACATCAAAAAAAGTTTTAGTGTTAATACAAATGACTTTGAAGAAGAAGATATCTAAAACAAAATAAATATATTTAAAAAGACCCTATTTTAGGGTCTTTTTGTTTTATAACGATAAATGTTATTTTTTTGTTGCATATACAGCAAAGTCTTCGTATCTTTGTACGTAATTATGTTGCTATGGTTAAATTATTTATAAAAATAATTTAACAATATACCTTAACTTATGTTGAAAATCTATTGACTTTTAAACTAAAAGTTACTATATTTGTATAACAATTTAAAAGAAAATAAATAACGTAAATATATAAAACAAACAAAAAAATGACTAAAGAAAACAACTCATTAGACGCTATGCTTGCGCAGTATGAGAAAAACAACGCTCCAAGACCAGTAAAAACTGAAGCCAAGGTTTATGACCTTAAAAACTATTTTAACACTTACATTAAAGAAGGTGTTAAATCAGCGACTAAACAAATTAGAATTCTTCCAACAACTAATGGTTCTACACCGTTTGTGGAAGTACACACACACAAAGTTCAAGTGGATGGTGAATGGAAAACATTCGCATGTTTAAAACATGAAAAAGGTGAGGCTTGTCCTTTTTGTGAAGCTCGTGAGGCTCTATTATCAACAGGTAAAGATTCTGATAAAGAACTAGCTAAAAAATACAATGCACGCAAGATGTATGTGGTTAAAGTAATTGACAGAGAACACGAAGACGAAGGTGTTAAATTCTGGAGATTTAATCATGATTATCGTAAAGAGGGTATCTATGATAAAATCATTGGTGTTCTTAATGCAATCAAAAAAGATGTTACAAACGCAGAAAATGGTCGTGATTTATTATTGACTATTAACAGAAACATGAATAACATCCCAGTTGTGTCGGCTGTTGCTTCACTTGACCCTTCTACGTTATCAGAAGACCAAGAATTAACAGACTTGTGGTTGTCTGATTCTAGAGTATGGGAAGACGTTTATTCGGTAAGAACTTATGATTACTTAGAAATTATAGTTAAAGGCGGGGTTCCAGTGTGGGATAAAGAAGAGAAAAAATTTGTTGATAGAGAAGCTTTAACTACTGAAAACCCTAACGCTACTTTAGAGGCCGAGTTAACAATGGGTGTTGAAAATATCAAAGCTAACTTAAAAGTTGCTGAGACTGTTAAAACTGCTCCTACTGAAGAAGAAGATGACTTACCTTTCTAATTTGAAATTAAACAAAACAAAAAGAGGTGAGGAATTGCCTCTTTTTTGTTCTAAAATAACAAATAAATAAATCTTATAAGAAATGGCGACAAAACCACAAAAAAAAACAATTGAAAAAAAAGAATTCGATAATAAAACTATGAAAGCGTCATTAGGTTTAGGTGGTCAAATTGTTAAAGAAAAAGAATTAGCGTGGATTCCCTTTAAAAAAGCGTTCCACGATGCCGTAGGCCTACCAGGTGTTCCACGTGGTTATACCTCACAATTTAGAGGTTTCTCGGATGTGGGTAAATCAACTAGTATTTATGAGACAATTTCTGGTGCTCAAAAATTGGGTGACTATATTGTAATATTTGATACAGAAGGAAGTTTTAGTTGGGAACACGCACGATTAGTTGGGTTTAAGTATACTGAAGTTTGTGATGAAGAAACTGGTGAGGTGATTGATTATGAAGGTGAAGACTTTCTTTATTTAGGTGGAATGGATTTGGTTAATATGTATCAAAATTTTGACTACAAATCTGGTAAGCTGACAACAGAACCAAAACGTTACATTCCAGTCGTTGAAGATGTTGCACGTGCAATGAATGAACTTATGGATAAGCAAATGAGAGGTGAGTTAAATAAAAACATTACGTTCCTTTGGGACTCAATTGGTTCTATTGGTTGCTATGAAGGTGCTGTGTCAAATACAAACAACAACCAATGGACCGCTGGTGCGTTAAAAAGAGCTTTTGAATCAATTCTAAACTTTAGAATTCCAGCTTCTAGAAGAGAAGATGCTCCTTTTATAAATACGTTTGTTGCTGTGCAAAAAATCTGGTTAAGACCAAATGCTGTAGGTCAACCAACTGTTATGCATAATGGTGGTGAAGGTTTCAAATATGGTGTTAGACTTATTTTTCACATGGGTGGTATGACAACATCTTCAGCAAAAAAATTGGATGCAGTAAACGCTGGTAGAAGTTACCAATTTGGTGTTATGACCGATATCAAATGTGTTAAAAATCACGTAAATGGAATCGAACAAATGGGTTCTATTTGTTCAACACCACATGGGTTTGTGAACCCAACTGAAAAAAACGATTATGTTAAAGCAAACAAAGATTTTATTAACCAAAAGTTAGGAACATCATTTGACGATTTCGATGTTAAAGAAATTGCTTTAGAAGCTGATGCATACGAAAAAGATTAAATCTATTTATTAACTCTTTAAATGTTCTAATATGAACAAAAGACCACCACGTAATGGTGAAATTACTTTAAAAATACAAAATACATTGTTGGTAGACGGAAACGCCTTGTTTAAGACAGGGTTTTTCGGGGCCAAAAGTCAATATAACCAACATGGTAATCATGTAGGTGGCATCTATCAATTCCTCACTACACTTAGAATGGTATTAGATAATGATTTATATCATAGAGTCTATGTTTTTTGGGATGGTAAGTTTAGTGGTAAATTAAGATATGAAATTTACGAACCATACAAAAGCGGTAGAGGTAAGGATTATAAAAACGGCACCCAACCTATTGATGAGTCGGAATTAAGACAAAGAGAAATTGTTTGGGAATATTTAAATGAAATGTATGTTAGACAATTAAAAGATGAGATAATTGAGGGTGACGACTTCATAGCCTACTATTGTTTAACAAAAAAAGAAAACGAGAAAATAACTATTATGACTAATGATAGGGATATGGCACAGTTAATCCAAGATAATGTTAAAGTTTATTTTCTAGATTTGAAGAAATATGTTGATAATGCCAACTTTTCTTCGTACTTTTGTTATTATTATGAAAATGCAGCGTTGGTAAAAACAATGACTGGTGATTCAAGTGATAGTATCAAGGGTATAAAAGGTCTAGGTGAAACAACACTCACAACATTATTTCCAGTATTGACGCAAAGAAAAGTAATTTTAACCGAAATTTTAGAAAATGCAAAAAAACAACAAGAACAAAGATTAATCGATAAGAAAAAACCACTTAAAGTGTTAGATAACATTATCAATGCTGTTACTGAAGGTGTACAAGGTGAAAAAGTTTACGAAATAAACGAAAGATTAGTTAACCTAAGAAAACCTATGATGACCGAAGATGGTATAAAAAATTTAGAAGAGTTAATTGACGGTACCCTAGACTCATCGGGTAGAGACTTAAAAAACGTTCTAATATACATGAAAAGAGATGGGATAGATAAAGCTATAGGTGAACACAGGTATCCAGAATATCTTTTACCCTTTAAAAACTTAATAGCTAGAGAAAAACTAATATTTTAAAAAAAAAATTATATGAACGCAAAAGAAAAAACAACCGCACCAATTACAAAGAAAATCGAAGAACAAAGATTTGAATTCGTACTTTATGTTAACAATAATATCGTTTGTCAAAGATATTTCCATATTTTTGATTTTAATGAGGACTCTATCAATTCTTTAGATATTAAAGAAATGATTGATGAAATTGCTGGTACGTCAGGTATTATACCTAAATATTTAAAAAGAAAATCAATCCAGTACCTTTGGGAAAATTATAACCCATACTTTGTTCAAACAGATGAATCGTATAGGGCACCAGCCAAAAAAGGTGACGAGTTTCAATTTGAATTTAAGGTCGATAAAAGAGTTGTTGTCGCAACACAATTCTCAAACGAATTTTTTACTTTAAACCCTAGAGTTAATGTTGATATTAGAGAAGTTATCCCAGAAATTATGTCTGAGATTAGACAAACAACTAGTAGAAAAAATTATTCACTGGTGACAGTTTAATAATTATTATTAGATATTTATTATAACACAAGTGAAAAAATAGAAATTTTTAATGACAAAAATAGATAAAAATAGTTTTGGTTATTTAGGACACGACTACCAATTAAGGCTTATAGCGCAATTTTTAACGGATAGAAAGTTTGCAAATTCTATATTAGATATCGTTGACCCAAACTACTTTGAAGACCAGTATTTACGAGTAATAGTTGCAACAATAAAAGATGCAAAGGTTACCGATGATATTGTCCCAGATGTTGGTAGTCTTGAATTCAGGTTACTAGAAGATGTTAAGGACGAATACCAAAGAAAATACGTTATCAGCCAACTACGTAAAGTTCAAGAAGCTGATTTGAACGATACCTTGAAAGTCCAAGATATGGCGATGAGGTTTTGTAAACAACAAGAAATGAGAAAATCGATGATGCAAGTTAATAAAATCATCGAACGAGGTAACCTTGAAGATTACGAACAAGTTGAAGCTATTATAAGAAAAGCACTTGAGCATGGTGATGCTAAAGATGATGGTTTTAACGTTTTTGATGGTATAGAACATGTTTTAGTTGATGATTTTAGAAAACCAATTGCTACTGGGATAAAAGGTTTAGATGAAGTCATGGATGGTGGGTTATCCAGAGGTGAGTTAGCTGTAATATTAGCACCATTCGGTGTTGGAAAAACAACCATGATTACAAAATTAGCTAACACCGCAATGGCAGATGGTTATAAAGTTTTACAAATATTTTTCGAAGACAACCCAAAAGTTATCCAAAGAAAACATTTAGCTTGTTCTTCTGGGTATGAACTAAATAGTTTAAGTTTACACAAAGAAGAAATATTTGAAATTGCTGCAAAATTACCTCATGAAAATCTTAAACTTAAAAAGTTTTCTAGCGATGGTACTACAATTCCAATGATTAGACAATATATTAGAAAGTTGATAGCACAAGGTTTTAGACCAGATATAATTTTATTGGATTATATTGATTGTGTCGAACCATCGAAAAAATTTGATGATATTAACGCTGGTGAGGGTAGTGTTATGCGACAATTTGAAACGCTTTTATCTGAACTAGATATAGCTGGATGGACGGCTGTTCAAGGTAATAGATGTGTTTCACTTGATACTAAGATAGTTACGAAAAATAATGGACTTATTGAGATAAAAGATGCTGTATTAGGTGACGAAATTTTGACTCATGATGGATATAAAACAATATCACATATTTTCCCTATTGCGAAACAACCAGTTTATAAAATTAAATTAAAATCGGGTAAGGAAATTAAAGTAGCTAAAAAACATTTTTTCCCAACTTCTGATGGTAAGTTTTTATCTATTGAGAGTGGGTTAACAGTTGGTGATAGTTTATTAACCAAAAAATAATTTTTTTTTCTATTGCTGTTTACTTTTTATGTGATTTTCATATATTTATATGAAAAGATATGATAACTATAGAAAAATTATTAAGTAGAAAAATATTTGGGGATATTGATATTTCTAAAGTTACAGAATGTCAAAAGACTGAAATAAGTAAAATATTAGAAGTTTACGATAATGTAAGAATTAAGAATAGAATGAAAAATATACATGATTTTATTAAATTTAATGTTGATGGTGATTGGTTAGAAAGACTTAATATCATCATCAACGTTTTAAAAAATGATATCGCTTCTGAATATGCTTTAGAAATTAGGTATGGTAAAGAAAATGTTGAATTGGTTAAATCAGAATTATATGTTAAATTTGCACATACGTTAGATGGTTATATTAAAAAATATGGTAAAGAAGATGGGGTTAATAAATATACTGAATATTTAGTTAATTCAAAAACACCTTGGGGATTTGAAGCTTGCATTGAAAGATATGGTGAGACTGAAGGTACTAAAAAATGGCAAGAACGTTTAACTAAGAAAATTGAGACCCAAAAAGAACGTAGGAAAATTAAACCATATAGAAATGGTAGAACTTTAGTTGAATATCAAGATAGAGATGGGGTTAAAGTTGGTTATCAAAAATGGATAAAACGTAACAACCAACAAAAATATCGATTTAGTGAAAAATATTTTATTGATTTATATGGTGATAAACATGGTAAAGTTAAATGGTTAGAATATTGTACCACTATGTCAAAAACGTCATTACAATCATTTATCGATAGATATGGTTGTAAAGTTGGTAAAATAAAATTTATTGAGTTTTTAGATAAACAATTTAGAAGTGGTGTCTATTATAGTAAGATATCACAGGAATTATTTTGGTTATTATTTAATAAATTAACAGATATTGATAAAATTAATGTTAAATTTGCGGAATTAAATGGTGAAGAGTATTTCTACGTTAACATAAAAAATATTTTTACTATACTTGTCGATTTCAAATGTGGTGATAAAATAATTGAGTTTGATGGTGATTATTGGCATTCTAAACCAGAACAAAAATCTAAAGATATGGTAAGAGATGAGTTTTTAATTGGTAAGGGTTATAAAATATTAAGGATTAAAGAAAGTGAATACAAAATAAATAAAGAAAAAACATTAGAGAAATGTTTAAACTTTTTAAAATAAAAAAAATGGTAAAACACAATTTAGATTTAAGTAATTTTGATTTGGATGAAATCGAATCAATTGAGTTAATTGGTGAGGAAGACACTATTGATATCACCGTAGAAGACACACATATGTTTTATGGTAACGATATTTACACACACAACAGCTCTATTTCGGCTGATGTGGTTGAAGCTAACCAAATAGGTGGTTCAATTAAAAAAGGTCAAATTGGTCACTTTATTGTGTCTATAGCGAAAAACTTAGACCAAAAAGAAGCTGGTACTGCGACAATGGCGATACTTAAATCTAGATTTGGTAAAGATGGTATTATCTTTCAAGATATAAGATTTGATAACGCAAAAATTCAAATAGATATGGGTAAAAGTAAAGGCGCTAGAAGTCAAACGGAACATAAGATGGATAAAGACGAAGTAAACCAAAACAGAGTTAATACAGTATTAGCGGCCGCTCAAAACAGAAACACTATATTAAATAGCCCAACTCAACAATAATACAAAATAAAATAAAATAATAATTTAATAAAAAAATGAACGAACCAATATTAATTAACAACCCAAACAGATTTGTGCTTTTTCCTATTGAACACCAAGATATTTGGGATTTGTATGAAACACAATTAAGTGCTATGTGGACAACTCAAGAAGTTGATTTATCTAAAGACATTGACCACTGGAACAATAAACTAACTGAAAAAGAAAGATTTTTCGTTAAAAACGTGTTAGCCTTCTTTGCTGCCAGTGACGGTATAGTGAACGAAAATCTAGCTATAAATTTCTTAAATGAGGTTCAATACACCGAAGCAAAGTTTTTTTACGGTTTTCAAATTATGATGGAAAATATCCATAGTCAAATGTATTCTTTACTTATCGATACATACATTAAAGATACTAAAGAAAGACAAGAATGTTTTAACGCTATTGAATACATGCCACCAGTTAAGAAAAAAGCTGAATGGGCGTTAAAATGGATTGAATCTGAATCTTTTGTTGAGAGATTAATAGCGTTTGTTGCTGTGGAGGGTATTTTCTTTTCTGGTTCTTTCTGTAGTATTTTTTATTTAAAATCTAGAGGTTTAATGCCAGGTTTATGTGATTCAAATACGTTCATTTCTAGAGATGAAGCTATGCATGCTGATTTTGCTATTCATTTATTAAATAATCATATAGTTGATAAACCATCTAAAGAAAGAATCAAAGAAATTTTCTTATCTGCTTTAGAGATTGAGAAAGAATTTATTACTGAATCATTACCAGTTTCGCTTATTGGTATGAACTCTAATGTTATGAAACAATATTTAGAGTTTGTTGTTGATGGTTTATTACAACAATTAGAGTGCGATAAAGAATTTAATAGTAAAAACCCTTTTGAGTTTATGAATCAAATTGCTTTAAAAACAAAGGCAAATTTTTTCGAGGGTCGTTCAACGGAATATAAATCAGCTGATTTAAGTGGGCCAATCTCATTTGATGAAGAAATTTAACATTAATAAATAAAAGTATGCAAGTAATAAAAAGAAACGGTAATAAAATAGATTTTAACCCAAATAAAATTCTTACCAGAATAAAAAAACAATCCGAAGGGTTAAAAGTTAACGCTGACGAGGTGTTTATAAAGGTTACGCAAGGTATTGCTGATGATATGACAACAAATGAGTTAGATGATTTGATTTCAGTCGTATCTGAATCATTAGCTATGAATCATCCAGACTATTCAAAATTGGCTGCAAATATATCCATAACTAAATTACATAAAGAAACCGATGACTCGTTCATGAAGGCAATAAAAAAAATGTATAATTTAGGTTTATTGAATGATGTGTATTTTAATAAAGTTAAAGAAAATATAGAGTTAATCGAATCAACAATCGATTATTCTAGAGATTTTAATTTTGATTATTTTGGTTGGTGTTCTCTTAAAGACATATATCTTTTAAAAACAAAAGATGGCGTGATAGTAGAAAGACCACAACAAATGTATGTTAGGGTCGCTCTTATGGTGACAGAAAACGCTGAAGATTTTATTGAAAAATACAATTACATAAGTAATCAAAAAGAAAGCCCAGCAACGCCTATAAAAATGAACATAGGAACAACAATTGGTCAAATTGCCTCATGTAATTTATCGATTGTTCCAGATGATTCAACAGAAGGGTTATTAGATATCCTAGGTAGAATTGCTATATCATCATCAAAAGCAGAAGGTATAGGTTTAGCTATTTCAAATATTCGTTCAAAAGAAAGTAATGTGGGTAATTCAAACGGAAAAGCTGGTGGTATTTTAAAATACCTTAAAGTTGTTAATGAAACACTTAGATTCTGGAACCAAAGAGGTAAAAGACCTGGCTCTTGTGCTGTTTATATTGAACCATGGCATAAAGATGTTTTCGACGTTTTAGATATAAGAAAAAAGACAGGTGATGATACTTTAAGGGCTCGTGACTTATTTTCAGCACTATGGATTCCAAATAATTTTATGAGAGCTGTTGAAACAAATGATGCTTGGTATTTATTCTGCCCAAACGACATAAAAGAAGCTGGTTTAAAGCCATTTTATGAGATTTATGGTAAAGAGTATGAGGAAGAATATAATAAGGCCGTAGAGATGGGTATTGGTACTAAAATTAAAGCACATGATTTATGGCTTAAAATTTTGGAATCACAAATTGAAACTGGTATGCCATATATGTGCTTTAAAGACCACGTTAATGAGAAATCCAACCAAAAAAATATTGGTATGATTCACTCTAGTAATTTGTGTGTTGATGGTAAAACAATTATTAAAACAAAATATCATGGTAAGGAAGTTGATTTTAATATTTCCGATGTTGTTAACGATTTTAATGTAGAACACGGTATAGAAGTATTAAGTTATAATATTGAAACAAATAAACCAGAATATAAAAAGATAACAAATGCTGCCTTAATGAATGAGTCAGCTGATGTTTTAAAGATAACTGATGAGGAAACTGGTAAACATATTATTTGCACACCAGAACACCAAATATTCACAAAAAATAGAGGATATGTGTTAGCTAAAGATTTAGTTGAGACTGATGTATTAGAAATATTTTAATCTTTTTGTGATTTCCATTATGTATATATACATAATGGAAATCACAATGGAAAAAAAATATTATGTGTACGCTTACTTGGACCCTAGAGAAATTGGTGAGTATAATTTTGGAAATTATATTTTTAAAAATAAACCTTTTTATATTGGAAAGGGTAAAGATAGTTCTAATAGGTTAGAAAAACATTTAAAGTTAATAAAAGAACAAAATAAAGATTTAACAAATAATATTTATAAGTTAAATGTTATTAATCAAATATTAAAAAATGGGTTAGAACCCATAATAATAAAAATAGTTGAAGGGTTAGAAGAACAAACCGCTTATGATATTGAAAGTTTATTAATAGATATAATGGGTTTTAGACATAATAAAAGTGGTATTCTAACCAATTTAACTAAAGGTGGGTTAGGTGGTGATACGTTTACTAATAACCCAAATAAAGAAGAAATACGTGAAAAACATAGGTTAAACGCTACTGGTGTTAATAACAATATGTATGGGTTATCTTTAAAAGAACGACCATCACATAAAGCTAAAATAAATGGTAATCATTGGAACTTAGGTAGAAAAGCTAATGATGAAACTTTAAAAAAGATGTCTATTAATAATACTAGAGAAAATAACCCAAACGCTAAAACTGTTGTTAAAATGAGTGTAAATGGTGAAGAAATTGACACTTACTTAACTACTGTTGAAGCAGCTGAAAAGAATAATATTAAACATAAGTCTGGAATTAGTAGAGCTTGTAAACAAGGAACCACTGCTGGTGGTTTTAAATGGAAATTTAAAAATTAAAATAAATGATAAAAATAGAAAAATTAAACGAAAAAATACCAGTATACGATATTACTGTTGAGGATAACCATAATTTTTTTGGTAATGATATATTAGTACATAATTGTTCGGAAATTATGGAGACGACCAACGCTGAAACAACAGCTATTTGTACGCTTACTAGCATCCCAGTTCAAAAATATATTATAGATGGAGTTTACGACTTCATAGGATTGGGTAAAGTAGCACGTTCAATAACAAAATCATTAAACATAGCTTTAGAGGTTAACGAATATTCAACACCAGAAGGTAGAAAAGGTGGTTTAGAACAAAGAGCATTAGGTATTGGTATACAAGGTTTAGCAGATGTGTTTGCTATATTAAAATTACCGTTCACTGGTGAAATAGCTAGACAATTAAATAAAGACATATTTGAAACGATTTATTTTAATGCTTTAAGTGAATCTTGTGCTTTAGCTAAAAAAACTGGGTTAACGTATGATGGTTACGAGGGTTCACCAATTTCTGAAGGTATTTTCCAATGGCAAATGTGGGGGTTGACTGAAGATAATTTATCTGGTATGCATGATTGGAAAGGGTTAAGAAAAGACATTAAAAAATATGGTGTTAGAAACTCTTTAGTTACAACATGCCCACCAACAGCTAGTTGTCAAGTTATTGATACTAGGATTCATACTGAAAGTGGTGTTAAATCATTTAAAGATATATTAGAAGAAAACAATATTGATTGGGAACAATTAGAAAGTATGAATCTACAACAATGGTTAGATTTAAAAGCTTTTAATGTTAAAACAATTAATGGGTATGAAGAAGTTAATAAAATAAAGTATAACGCACATTCTGTTGTCTATAAAATAGAAATGGAAGATGGGTCAATTTTTGAAGCAACTGAAAATCATAAATTCAAAGTAAAAAGAGGTAATGATGGAATATGGGTTGAAGTAATTGATTTGGTAGCCACGGACGATATATTAAATATATTTGAAAAGTAGTAGGTCGTTTAAGTGTTGTGTACGTAGTTAATAAAACATATAAAAATATCTAACAAACCATCACCATTCAAAATTGAGTATTGGTTAAAAAAAGGTTTAATGAATAATGAATCTATTGAAAAAGTAAGGTTACATAAATTAAAGTGTGGTAGGACTTTAGAGAGTTTTATTTTTAATCATGGCGAAATTTATGGTCCATTAAAATACCAAGAATTTTGTGATAAAAGTAAACACACCTTAGAAATGTTTATAATTAAATGGGGTGAACACGATGGTAATTTAAAATGGGGTAACTATATAGAATTATGGTCTTCGGATTCTGAAAAAATAAATAAAGAAAAAATAAATAAAATTTTAAAGAATAAATTATGAAAATAAAAAAAATAACTAAGGGTGATATAAAACCTACGTGGGATATTGAAGTACCAAACGTGAATCATTATATAATGGAAAATGGTTGTGTTAGTCATAATTCTGCTCGTGTAATTGGTTCAAACGAAGCTTTCGAACCGTTCACTTCAAATCTTTATGTTCGAAGAGTGACTGGTGGTGAATTCGCTATGGTAAACAAACACCTAGTTAGAGATTTAGAATCAGAAGGTTTATGGAATAGAGAAATTCTTAGTGAATTGATAAAAAATAATGGTAGTGTTCAAAACATACCAGTTATTAGTTCAGAGATGAAAGAAAGGTATAAAACAGTTTGGGAAATTTCCCAAAAAGCGTTAATCGAAATGTCTGCTGATAGAGCACCATTCATTGACCAATCGCAAAGTCTTAATATTTTCTTTAGTACACCTACTGTTGGTAAATTAACTACATCACATAATTTGTCTTGGAAATTAGGACTTAAAACTGGTCAGTATTATTTAAGGAGTGAGTCCGTTGATATGAAAGCTAAACATTTAGCTATTGATATGACAAAACAAAAACAAGTAGAAAAACCTACCGAGAGTCAATTTGAGTGCGTGGGTTGTTCAAGTTAATAAAAGATAAACAAATTAAAGGGTCCAATAGGGACCCTTTTTTTATTTCCCATATTTACTTATAAAAATTGTTTAGTATGATATTTATCAAATAAACACAATTATGGCAAACGGTAAATACATAAATATAAATTATCCTTTTAAGAATAGTAACAAAGGTTTTTTCTTAGATTTAAATGATGAAGATAGTCAAGCGATAAAAGCCGACCTTCTACATATAATATTGACTAGAAAAGGTCAAAGACTTTATAAACCAAACTTTGGTACTGATTTATTAAAATTTATCTTTGAACCACAAGATGGGATGACATTAAATGGTGTTAAAGAAGAAATTAAATCAGTAGTAAAACTTTATTTACCAAAATTACAATTGGATGAAATTTTGGTTGAAGAATCAACTGAAAGCGAATACGCTGCTGTGTTCACTTTAAAATATACAATAACAGATGCTGTTTTTACAACATCAGACATAGTAGTAGTAAAACTATAAATAAATTATGGCAAATCAAGGAATAAATTATACAGCAAGAAATTTTGCTGATATACGTGCAGAATTAGTCGATATGGTAAGACAATATTACCCAGACATATTTAATGATTTTAATGACGCTAGTGTTGGTATGATGCTTCTAGAGTTAAATGCAGCTGTAGGTGATATGCTGTCAGTTAATACTGATAGAATGTTTCAAGAAACACAAATAGATTATGCAAAAGAAAGAAAATCAGTTTTATCTATGGCTAGAACTTTTGGTTTAAAAATCCCAGGAAAAAGACCTAGTATTACTATTGTTGATTTTAGTATAATAGTACCTGTATTAGGTGACACCTTTAACTTTTCTTATGCACCAATTATCACAACTGGTTCCCAAGTTTCTGGTGGTGGTAAAATTTTTGAAACAACAAATGATATAGATTTCTCAAATCCATTTACTATAGGTGGAGTACCAAATAGATTAATTTTACCAAATTTTAATTCTAATGGTACGTTGGTTAACTATACTTTAATAAAAAGGGAAATAGTTACAAATGGGTATTCAAAAATTTATAAAAGAGTTATCACACAATCTGATGTTAGACCATTTTTAGAAGTTATATTACCAGAAGATAATGTGATTAGTATTGAATCTATTATAATGCTTCCTGGTACTAATTTTGTTGGCACGCCTAATATTTCTGATTTTGCAAACATAGAAAATAAATGGTTTGAGATGAGCGCTTTAGCTGAAGACAAAGTGTTTATTTCTGATTATTCAAGAATAACAGATAATTCTGGTGTAACACCAGGAAAATGGATAACAACCAATAAAAAATTTATTAGTGAATATACTGATTTAGGTTTTACTAAAATTACATTTGGTGCTGGTACCCAAGACACTAGTAGTTTATGTGATTTTGATACTAATAAAGAATTAGTAAATCAAATTGGTGATTTTATAAATAATTTATCTTTAGGTATTGTACCAAACGCAAACACTACTATGTTCATAAGATATAGATTAGGTGGTGGCGCTGATAGTAATATAGGTCCAAATACTTTAAATTCTGTTGGTCTTTTAAATTTAACAATCAATGGTCCAAACGAATCAATAAATCAAGCGGTTAGGAGTTCATTAAAAGTAAATAATTTATTTCCAGCGTTAGGTGGTAAAGACGTTCCTAGTGTTGAGGAGATTAGGAATATGGTTAAATATAATTTTTCGTCTCAAAACAGAGCTGTAACCATTAAAGATTATCAAACTAGAATTGCTCAAATGCCTGGAAGTTTTGGAATACCTTTTAGATGCGGTGTAACTGAGGAACAAAATAAGGTTAAAATTTATATTTTAGGTTTAGATTCAACTGGTAAATTATCAAATAATTCAACTAGTGCCTTAAGAGAAAACATAACAACTTATTTGGCCGATTATAGAATGTTAAATGACTATGTCCAAGTAGGTAATGGTAGAATAATTAATTTGTCTTTTGAGGTGGATTTGCTTATTGATAAAAAAATGCCACAATCGCAAATCATCAGTCAAGTAATTACCGAGGTTAAAAACTATACGGATATTAGTAAATACCAAATGGGTGATAGTATTTACATGTCACCATTAATAGAGGTTATTAACAATGTTGGAGGTGTTATAAATGTTTTAGATGTTAGAGTTTTTAATAAAGTTAATGGTAACTATAGTTTAAATGAAATATCACAAGAATATTTTGACGTAACAACTAGACAAATTGATTTAGGTGAAAACTATACTTTATTCGGAGAATCAAATAGTATGTTTGAAGTTAAAACCCCAACGTTCGATATTGTTGTTAGAGTTAAATAATAGGGTTTCCTTATTTGTATGTTATAACTATATTTGTTAATAACAAAATAAAAACAAATAAAATGGGATGTAATTGTAAAAACACCGATGGGGTTAAAGAGTATAATGTACTAACACAAAACGAAGGTGTAACCGCAACGATAGTAAAATACCTAGCAAAAACCCTAGGTTTTTTAGTTGGTATGTTATTATTACCAATTATAATGTTAGCCATAGTGTGGTTTATGTTTGATACAATAGTATTGAATAAAGATATTGATTTAAGACTTGTAATTAATAAATTTGTGAAAGCAAATAAATTTTTTATGAAAGACGACGATGATGATTATGATGATGATGATGATGATGATGAATTAACTGAAGAAGATGTAATCATGGTTAACGTAGAAGATATAACAAATAAAAGCAAATAATTAAAATATGCCTAACAACACTGTTAGAATTAGGACTACACCTAATGGTACCGATAAATATTTAAAAGTAAAACTAGAACAAGAGTTTGACTTTATTGAAGTTCTTTCACTAAAGATTTCGCAAGAAGAAGCGTATAGAAATTTTTGTTCTGATTACGGTGTGATTACTGGTAGAGTAATAATTAACAGTGGTTTTGGTGTTCCAAATGCTAGAGTTAGTGTTTTCATACCTATTGATGATATTGATATAAATGACCCAAATATTAAAGGGTTATATCCTTATGAGATTATCACGGATAGAGATAGTGATGGTATTAGGTATAATTTGCTACCTAGAACTTCTGAAACAGATAATAACTGTTTTACACCAATTGGTACTTTTCCAAATAAAAGAGAAGTATTAGATAACCCAGAAATGTTAGGTGTTTATTGTAAATACTATAAATTTACTACAACAACAAATTATGCTGGTGATTTTATGGTTTTTGGGGTACCAGTTGGTACATATACTCTACATGTTGATGCGGATATTTCCGATATAGGTATTGCGTCTCAAAGACCTTATGATAGCATTAGCCAAGGGACTCCATTGAAATTTTTCGATTCACCAACAAAATTTAAAGGTGATACTAATTTAGATAAATTAATTCAAGTAAAATCATCTAATATTGGTGTAAACGTACAGCCTTTTTGGGGGGATATCGATACGTGTGAGATTGGTATAACTAGGGTAGATATTGATTTAAACTACTCCATAACCCCATCTGCAATATTTATGGGTAGTATATTTGGTGACCAAGATAAAAATAGTGTTAATAAAAATTGTCGACCTAGAAAAGATTTAGGTAACCTTTGCGAACAAGTTGCAAATGAAGGTACTATTGAAATGATTAGAGAAACACTTGACGGCACTATCGAAAGATTTGATGTTGAGGGTGGAAGAGTTATTGATGAAAACGGTGCTTGGGCTTATCAAATCCCAATGAATTTAGATTATATGGTTACCGATGAATTTGGTGTTTTGGTATTGTCTGATGAACCAAACAAAGGTATACCAACTAGAGCTAGTGTTCGATTTAAAATTGGTATGGACCAAACAGGTGGTGAAGGTAGACTTAGAACTAGGGCTAAATATTTGGTACCAAACAACCCAAACAACGAAAATGAAATTGACTATGAGTTTGGTGAAAAAACTAAAGAAAGTAGTTTTAGAGATTTATATTGGAATAAAATATATTCTGTTAGTAATTTTATTTCTAGGTTCCAACAGATTACACCGTTTAATTCTGGTGGTTCACGCACTAGAAATATGATGGGTATTAAAGATGTTGATGCCTGTGCTGGTGATAAAACACCGTTTCCTTTTAATAGAGTAGGAACCCAAACATCACCTATTTTTTTTATTATTTGTTTGGTTATTAAAATTGTAGGTTTTTTAATTTATATAATTAATTCGCTTATTATACCTTTAATTAATGTGGTGTTAAAAGTTATAAATCTTTTAATTGAAGGATGGAATTTTTTGGTGGGTGCTTTATGTGATGCTAGTAAAAGAAAAATATTGGGGGTTAAAATTTTTGGTTTTCTTAGTTTTTTGTGTAAATTAATAATTAACCCAATTAATTACATACCTTGTATTTATATTCAATGCCCAGCAGATGATAACCCATCTATTTTTGCTCCTGGGTGTAGCAAAGGTGGTTTAGATGGTGGTGCGGCTTTTGATTCTTCGGTTGACCAAGGTAACACACCAAAATATTATGATGGTGATAGTTTTGGTCATGGTGGTTTCGGTGACTTATGTGGTTTGGATGATTGTGTGGCTTTTCAAATGGCGCAAAAATTAAATCTTTTTGAGTTTGATTTTTATAATGATTGGATAAATGGCTCATTATATACTTTTTTATTAAAATACAAAATTAGACGTAGAAATTCAGAAAGATTCTGCGAATATGATTGCAGTGATTTTAAAAACTATACGGATAGTACGACTGTTGATGGAAACAAAAATGGTGTACCAGATAATAATTGTAGGAGTAGTCACCTATTAGATACATGTTTTAGAGGTGATAGCGGGGACCAACAATTTGAAAATAGAAATGTTTTACTTAGAGAAGGTTTAATTAAAAAGAAAAACAATGAGTTCTTCTATGCTGCGTCAACACATAACGCTAGTTTTAAGTTATTCGCTACGGATATTATTAATTTAGGTGCGGTATTTAATTGCGACTGGCAAGGTGTACCAAAACTACAAGAGCATTTAATACCTACAACATATAAAATACCACCAGTTATTCAAGAACTTGCAGCGGATAACACAACAGTGTTAACTACTGGACAATGTGATGTTGATGGAAACACACTTGGTTTATTTTTTAGTATAAATTGTTTAGGTTTACATGTAAATACTAGGCAATGTATGAACATTAGACATTTATGTGAGTTTGGTGTTGAAATTGATGAATATAGAGGTGTTAATAATGAAACTGATGGTGTAATTGGTTTAAGAGATTTAGATGCTGATGACGTTGATAGACCAAAATGGTTTAGAGATGTTTTCTTAGGGTTAAATTCAACAGTTAATTCATGGAATTTACAATTACCTTATACCAGTAATTTTAATTTATTTGATGAGAGTGTATACGATTTTACCAGTCCAGTTGAAAATGGACAGGATTACGTTAATTTTAGGAATTATTCGATGGGTAATAGTCAAGTAGGTCAATATAATTTTGGTCAACCAAAACATTCGTATTATTTTTACTTTGGAATACTTCCTGGTAAAAGTGGGTTAGAGGTTATGAATCAAAGATTTTTTACCGCTTGCACAGCAAAAAATGATTTGGAATTTGTGATTCAAATATCTACAACACCAACTACAACTAATGAAACAACAAATGGTACGGCAACATTCACATTTATTGGCGGTGACGCACCATTTACTGCTACAACTAGTGGTGTTAATGGTTATACTAATATAACAATTGTTGGTCAAAATAACACACAACCAACTGGAACTTTAAATAATCTACCAATTGGTATTTATACGATAACAGGTAACGATAACTTTGGTTCGCCAGTAACACAAACATTTATAATTTCTGGCCCACCACCATTATCGGTTGATGCTTTCGTTAGTCAAGATTGCACAACAGCTGCTGCTTCTAATGGTGAAATAACAATCATGTCAATTATTGGTGGTGTTGGTAGTATTTATAGTTATACTCTTTATAATAGTAATGGTGCTGTTGCTAGCGGTCCGCTTAATATTACTTCTGTACCACATATTATACAAGGTCTGGCGGTTGATGTTGGTGTAAATACAACTTTTACTGCATTCACTGGAAACGGTTATACAATGACAGTAACCGATGGTATTGAAACAGTGTATTTAGTTAATTTAGTTTTAAATGGTGCGACACCAATTACATTAACACCTACAGTTACACAAATTTTATGTTATGGTCAAAATACGGGTATTATAAATATAAATGTTAGTGGGGGTACACCACCATATTCAGCAAATACAACATCACCTAACGGTTACGTTGGTTCTGGTTTTAATTTGCTGAGTTTATCTGCTGACACATACACTACAGAAGTAGTTGACATTATGGGTACGCAAGCTTTTTCAACTAGTGTTTTGAGTTATATGAACCCATTCATGGAAATTGAATCAGCCTCACTACAAGATTTGGAAAAACAGTGTGACCCAAATAATTACCATATTGATTTATTTGTTACAAGCCCTTATTCTGTTGGTTCAATAGTTTATTTAGATTATGTTATTGATGGGCAACAAATGCCTGACGGTTCACCATTATGGCAACCAACACCGAGTAATATTTATGTTAATTCGACAACACCGTTAAGTATAATAATACCAGCATCAGTTTTACAAGATGAAATTATTTTTAGGATGACTAATGCGGCTAAAACATGTTTTAGTCAAGAAGTTTATATAAGTGTTTACGATATTAAATTACCACCAAACTTGTTAAGTATTAACACTACAGGTGTTAACGCACCTATACAATTAATAGGTCCAAATTTAGTTAAGTTTAAGTTTAATGTTAGTCATTTATTGTTAGGGCAAACATTAAGAGTACCTTATACTGTAAGTTATTCAGTTGAAGGGATTAATTCAGAAGGTGCGTTGATTATAAATCCATCAACATTACCAGTAATAATTACAAATCAACAAGAAATAATTGGAAATGTGCCACAACCAAATAGTCTACCAGCAACAACGGTTATTGTTACAATAACCATAACAGATAATGTAGGTTGTATTTCAAACACTATTAATATTTCTACATAATGAATATAAAAAATATAAATAAATAATGAGTACTGATAGAATAATAAAAAGATTTGGTGTTGAAAAATCTAAATTAGCTACAAATACTGACGCTTTTTTAAAAATTAGTATTGAAGGCGATGAAAGGTTATTACCCACCAATGAAATTGATAGGATAGTCAATGTTGCCGATAGGTTTAATGTTGAAAGACAACGAAGTAAATATTATCGATTAATCGGTACGATAAACCCTTTAATCAGCAATCCTTTATTTAATTTGAATGACTCATTATTAGCAGATAGAAACACATTAGCTGGGTTTAATAATTTAGATTTTCTAGATTGGTCATACCCAAAAGACGGTGATGTGAATGATGATGGTGATTTTACATACGCTAAATCAATTAAGTATTATTTAAAAGAAAAAGATGGTTGGTTTGGTTATTTTGACCCAGACATTACAAAACCAATGTTATGTAGTTATTATGATATGGAACCAAAAAGAGAACGTTTTTCTTTTTTACCAGATATCTCACCATACCATTCTCCAACTAGTCAACCAGTTAAAAATTGGGAGTTGGTGGTAACCTACCCAAACTCAAGTGATAAAACACATAAATTAGTTAATGGTGGTTTATTGATAGTTGAAACCCAAACAACAATAGTTTCAACTAGACCAATGACAGCTATTGGTATGCCTTGTTTGCACAACCTATCGATTGGTGATATAGTAAGAATAAGTGGAACTAATGGGTATAATGGTGACCACGAAGTATTTACTTTAGGTTTAAGTAACGGTGATTACAAAGATTATTATTTTGTGATTGATGTTCCAAATACTGGGACAATAAATAATCTATCTAGAATTAAAAAACTAGTAAATGGTGTTGAGTCAGAATATTATTTTAGAAAATTTAGAAAAATTAAAACTAGAGCTACTGCTGTTATTGAAACTGATGATTATGAAACATACCAAGTTGGGTTCAGCGAAAACTTGTTTAACGACCAAATAACTCAATATGTTTTTAATGAAGATATTGATGTTAGTGATTTAACTGATAATTTAGGTAGACCGCTTAGTGAAATTTATTTGACAATAATTAAAACTGATAGTAATAATTTATTTAGTAATGTGTCTTCTGGTATTGAAACACCTTTTATTAATCGTTTAAACACTAGTAATATAAACCCTTATTTGTTAGATATCCCAGCAATTAATAAAATACACAACGGTGGTGCGTTGCCTTTCCAATCACATACACCATTAGAAAATAATGTTAAAATTACTGACAACAATGGGTTACCAAGTAATATTGATTATTATGGTGATTTAGTTGAATACAATATTGAAATATTAAATGAAATAATTTTAGCAACTGTTTCTCATAGATTTAACACAATAAGTAGAGAAACACCAGCAACGATTAGTTATGTTTTATCAACACCAACAGACGTTAATGGTCAACCGACATATGCTCAGACCAATTTGGGGCCTAGGCAAGAAGGGTACCATTATCAAGCACATCACCAAATTAAAATTAGAGATTTTTCTAACTATGTTGAAGAAGGTGATGAATTTACTGAAGGTATGCCAGATTACGTTGTAAATATGGGTGATGGTAGATATTTATGGAGGGACTTATTAGATATTGGTTTCAACCAAACAGATGAAAGACCATTGAACTACCCATTTTTAAATGGTAGCCATTATATGTACCAAAATCATTGTTTTTATTTAAGAAGACAAGACCAATTTTCTTTATGGAATCTTTACTACGGTAGGTTTCCAGCTGACCCAGTTGGTGAAAGAATAACAGATAAATTTACAGTAAATACAGCTAATCCAGATGTTTGTTAATAAATTTAAAATAAACCTATCAACACTAGCTAGTGGCTCAACAGCTACTACTATTAGTTTCCCTATTAATATGGAATATCAAATTGTTGATAATGCCGAACTTATTGAAGAAGTTTTTGTTAAAACTGAAATAGAAAATTCAATTAACCCAATATTAGACTATGATAGAATTAGGTTTTTACCTTTAGATTTAGGAAATAATCAAATAAATAAAATAATTTATGATGTTAAGTTGTTCGACACAGCAAATAACTATGTTGATTATTATGGTTTTATTGGTTTTGATAATAATGATATAAAATTTAGGAAAAATAGTTTTAAAGAAACATTTTTAAATCTATCTTTTTATGATAATGATAACCCATTAACACAAAAACTAGTAACTTTTTTGACTCTTTATGCTAATTTGAATAAAACTGATTATTTACCTATTTCTACAACAAATGGTATACCTGGACAACCAGTTGATGTTTCACAAATACCAATTAATTTTGTGGTAGAAAACCCATTACTTAACCCTAGAGGTTTTGCTGAAGGTTTTCATTTATATGATTACAAAGATAGCTTAGATATCGGTGAATCAAAATATGTTTATATGAGAGCTAGTTTTAAAAACGCAAAGACTGGTAAATCGGTAAACCTTATGGTTAAAAATATTGCACAACCAATCGACAAATTAGTTCATGAATTATATACAAGATATAAAATGACTAGAACGTCTAGTGGTTATTATTATGAAATAGATAATGTATACCATGGTAATACAGGTACTAGTGGGTCTAATAACGTAACTTATAATGGTAATACATGTAAAGTTACATTGTATGAAATAAAAGCAACATAATGGAAATAATTAAAAGAAAAATATTGCTAGAAGATAGTATTGATAGAGGTAAGGGTAGCAATAAATGGGGTACCATTACGGCATCTACTTTTTATTTGAATGTTTTATTAACTCAAAATATTGATGATATGGGGTTATTTGTTAATTCAGAATTTATCTCACAAGACGAGGAAAACACATCAGTTGATTATAGTGTTTTAATTTCTAAATTAAATACTTTAGGTTATTCTTTTCCTTTTATGCTTGGGGCTGTGCCTCAAACATTAACAAATTTGTATGGTACCGATAAAGTAACGGTTAGGTTACCAAATTCAAGTGAATCGGATTATTATGTTTTTGGTAATTTACCAATTACTGGTAAAACTGATAGTAAAATTGAAGACGTAAAATCTTACAAAAGTAACGACCAATTTAGGATTAATTTTAACACAGCAACAGAAACTTATGAAAACTACAATGATTTAACAGTTATGGGTGTTGATAGGATAAAATCAATGGGTGAGCCCAAGATTTATGTTTTTGATACTGAAAACGATGCTAATTTAGGTACTATGAATCAAACAACAGGTATTCAATACATGGACTATAGTGGTGATACTGAAATAAATATTAATGGTGTTTTAGGTTTAATACCTTTAAATACTTTTAGGTTTATAGGTGAAGGTTGGAATAAAACAAACATTTCTTTATCTGCATTAACCAAAGAAGAATATTTATTTGGTGTTATTTCTCAACCAGAAGTACAAAGTGATGTATTTATAGATAGAGGTTCAACTAGTGTGTTGGATATGCATTTAAAATTATCTGAAATAGGTAATATTTCAGCGTTAACTAGATACGGAAATGGTTATTACAAATTAAATAAACAATAAAAATATACTTTTTAAAAAAAAATGTTATATTAAGTAAAAACAAAACATAAACCAATTAAAATTTTAGTGGTAGATAAAAATAACAAAATTATTAATAAACAAATATAAATGTATTTTGCAACAGGAACATATGGAATAGTTAGACCAGCAGATATATCACCAGAAGACGTAGAGATATTTTATCATTTTACACCATCTAGAGATACAATCGGTGATGAAAAATTAAATAGATTAGACCCATTAGAAGTATTAATAAAAATAGACAACCCAAACAAAGCGCAATCAAATGTAACTGGTTTTGAGGTTTTTGGTGGTATGTATACACTTAAATTACCCGTAGCCACTTTTGGTGTTAAAGGGTTTTATACTATAATTATAAAACCCATTGAAATTAGAACATCAATAGTTGATGTTGGTGTTTTATCGGCTTATCCAGATATCAAAGGTTTGGTGTTTGATATGTCAAACATCCCAGCAAATTTTTTAAATAGATTCGAAAATAACGGTTTGGTTGGTTATAGGGTTGAATATTTAAATACTGATAGTTCAGCTAATTCGGTTAGTGACGTTAAGATAAATAATTTTTTTAGGGTTATCACCACAAATAATAGAGCTGAACCAGTTAACCAAAACCTTACTAATTCTAATCAAAAAGCTATTAGATATAGATTTAATGATAATTCAACACTTACTTTTTGTACTGTATCGCCAGCTTCAGCTCCTAGTGTAAAACCAAATGCGTTACCTTTTATCGGGCAACCAAACCAAAAAGTTATTATAACCAATACTTACTTTAACCCAGTTATGCTTGAAGTTGAGATGGTACAACATGATATAGAAACAATCGCATTTGCGTTATTTGGTAATCAAAGCAAAAGTCTTGATGATGGGATTTATACTATATACAATTTCAATAACGATATTTACAAACAATACAACTTATATGAAATAAAAGATAAGTTTACTGGTAAACCATTATTTGAAGTTAGAGAGGAACGTGCTAGTATAGATTTTAACAAAACATTTAATAATATAACAACAATCTAATATAAAAAATGAGTGATAACATTAAAGTAGCTGGATATGTAAAAAAAGAAACTTACAACGGTAATATAGAGTATAGAAATTTTAGCCCAGACCTAGTTGGTCTTCAACTAACTAGTGATGAGGCGTTGTTTACTATGGGTAATTTTTCTATCACTACAAATATGGACCCTAAAAAAGATAAGTCTTATAATACTGGTAAATTTTCTGATTATTATTCTTTAGAAAACTTAAATTTAACGGTTCAACAAACACAAACCCTTTTAAATAATAACGCTGGTGTTATATTAAATTTAGATAAAACTAAATTAAAATATTATGCTATGTTTGGTTCTTTAGTTGAATTTGTGCGTGTTAGTCTAGAAGAAATAATAACTAAATGGCCAGCATCTTTATTTTTATCTCCTTTCATTATTAATAATATAGGTCAATCAATAGTTGATAACACATATTCTGACTATTCTTATGATTTAATTTCTAATTCTGCAAGTTTTAAAATAAACACATCGTTAATCACCAACAAATTCAATATTAATTATTTAAAAAATGGAACTATTGTTAACACATTTAATGAAACAAACGATATTAGAAATTTAACCGTTAACTATGGTTCGTATGTTATATTAAGAGATAATTTAGAATATGATGTAATAGGTTTTACTGGTTCTACCGAATTAACTAATGATTACGTTTATTTTAAAGTTAAAGGTGATGTTTTTTCTGGTCAACAAACAACAATTAGTTACCACATAAAACCTAGTAAGATAAATGAAGATTTATTTTTCAATGGTTTAAGTAATTTTGAGGGTTATTTATTAAATAGAAAATCATCTCCAAAATATAAAGCAACTTTTAATTCACCTATTATTTCAGAACAAGGTATAGTACTTTACGTAGATAAAGACATAATTTGGCCAGTATCTGATGGATATAATATCGATTTCAATAGTGGTGAATATATTGATTATGCTTCAAAATTACTAAAAATTTCGGAAGATAATGACTTAAGTAATAGTAATTTAATGAATAGATTCTTAGTATCTGACTCTATTTCTGATTTTGACACAACCCCAGTCCATTTAGCTGAAGAACATTTGGATACTTCTGGTCAAAAAATTAATAAAACACTTAACATTTATGGTAGGTCTTTTGACGATATAAACACATTTATTTATAGTGTTTCATTTGCGAATGTTGTTACTTATAATAAACAAGATAACATGCCAGACAAATACTTAAAAGATTTGGCTAGAGTCTTGGGTTGGGATTTAATTTCTTCTATTTTAGAAAATAATTTATTGAAGAATTACGTTAAAACTTCAAAATCAACATATTCTGGTGAAGAAGTTGGTTTAACCGACATTGAAGCCGATGTCGAATTATGGAGAAGAATCATATTAAACTCTCCTTGGATATGGAAATCCAAAGGTGCACGTAAATCTGTTGAGTTTTTACTTAAATTTATCGGCACACCAAAAGGTTTAATAGAGTTTAATGAGTATGTTTATTTAGCGGATGCACCTATAGATACTGAACTTTTCCAAAAAATATTACGGTTAAACAATTTAGATAGTGATTTGAGTAATTATCCAATAGATAATGATGGTTACCCTAAATTTTTCGAAGACAACCCAAACATGTATTTCCAATCTGATGGTCTTTGGTATAGGGAAACTGGTGGAAGTGGTTCAACAATGGATAATCTAAATGGTAATAACCCACACGTTGGGCCATACGATGGTGGTAGTAAATACATCAACCAATTAAGAAAACTTATACCTAATTTTTCGGCAGTAACTATTACTGCTGAAACAATATCTAGTGGGTCGACTAATTTGTTTATTAATTATGATTTAGGTCAAATTACTGATTATGTTGGTGACACTTATGTGGACGTTATTAACATTGATGGTACAGACTTAAGTGATTGTATTGTATATACAGCCGAAATAGTAAAAGACCCAATACCAGAAGATGTTTTAACAGCTTGTGGTTGCCCATCTGATTTAAGTGATGATGCTTTAAGCGTTTGTATTAAGAAAATAGAAAAACCACAATTAAAACCATGTAGTGAGTTTTCTTTAAAACCAAAAAAAAATGTTAATACTGGTTATTATGTTTTCAACTATTACCAATATAACCAAGATGGTTCAGTGTTCGAATCAAATGGTCAACCCATAATTAGAACATCTATTTTTACTGACAGAGAATGTTGTAAAGCACTAAACGGAAAATCAGTATATACTGAAGTTGTCAACCCAATAACTAGTAATTTAGAAAGCGGTTATATTTGTTGTTTTAGTGAAAACTGTGGGTGCAGTGCATCGTGTAATTGGGTATTAAATAACGAACCAGTATATTTAAATGACGATGCTTTTTTATCGTTTATAACTCTTTACGGTGTTGGAGTAAACAAAGTGACTTTACCAGACGCATCAGTTTGTCCAGTTGGGTGGACAACACCTGTGCCAAATATAGTAGACCCATTTACAAATGAAACAGGTGTTGGTTGTAAATTAACAACATATGGTTTACAAAATTACCAAACATTAGTAACTTTATTTGCAAATAGGGCTGATAAGGGTGATTGTTGTAATTTTAATTGGCCAACATTATCGGCACCAACAATAATTTATAAATTATATGATAGTCTAATAGTTACATTTAAAAGCGGTACAAATATTTATCCGTTTACATCAGACGATAACCTAACTGTTAAATGTAAAACCCTTAACCCACTTAGTTATTACCCACTATCAAGAACGGTTGGGTTAAGTGGTCCAACAACATTACCATGGAGTTTTAGTCCAATAACTGTAGGTACCCAATTATATGTGTCAAATGCTTTAGGTGCAGCACCGTATAATACATTAAATGGTAATTTCTCAATTGATGTTACTAATTTAAATAGCACAACAAACACTGGTTTACAATTAAAACAAAAATACGTTATTCAGATTAATAACGGTGTAGTTACAAAAATTATTGATTTTAATACGCTACCAGCGTGTTAAAAATAAAATAAAGAATACTTATAATAAAAAAATAAAATGGGGATAAACCTAGCAGACATAATCAAAGGGTGTAATGAATTTTGGCGTTACGTTATAGCACAAAATGGTTTGGTTAAAAACACAGACGGTACTATTTCTGTATATTTACCCAATAGTAACGGTTTACCATCACCAACATATGTATCGCAACAATGTTGTAGTGTTTTGGGTGAAATAACAAACGAACCATATTATTATGATTTAGATGCTCAAAAATGTAGATGGTCTGATAAATCTAGTATAGGTTGTTCGGATGACCAACCATTTAAAATAGTCTTAAACCCAAAGGGTAATGATGGGACTATTTTCTATCTTCAAGATGATGAAACATGTTCTTTGGTTGTTGATTTTGATTATTTGTTTAAACTAGATTGCGAAATGCTTAGTAAAACGCTAACACAAACTAGTGTTAGCGACCCAGATTTAGACAACCGAATTTTTACTTTAAACCAAAAAATTGATGAACAAACAGTTAAATGTGAGGAAATAAAAACGCAGTTAATTTATTTGCTAGACCAATACGATAAAACAAGTTATTCAATAAAATGTGATAGCTTCCCATCTATGACAATAATTGATTCGGAAGCAATCGAATATTTGCCAAGTGAAACTATAAACCCAACACAAACACAAAAAGAACCTTTTACTAGAACTGGGTTTAATGGAGGGTTAGCACCTTTTTCTTTTCCTAGTGTAAAATACACTAGTGTTACTTTTTGTTTAACAACTGATGGTCTTACTATTTGGCAAAATATTTTGGGTCCTAATAAGTACCAACAGTTTTTAAATGGTGACCCATCATCTTACACATGTGAAAACGTTATTAATATATACAATCAAAATCAAGCATTATTATCAATAACTGGAAACATTAATCCGCTTATTTTAGAATGTAAAACACCTTTTGGTGATAAAACAGAAATTAAAAATAAAATAGATGTGCTTGTGATTAAACAAACTGAATTTAATGATTTATTACTAACATTAAAAACAGATTTGGATAATTCAATAACACAGCGACAAGACTTAACTGTTAGTTGTGGTACACCGATTGGTGTTATTGAAAATTTAAGTGTTTCTATGAGTATAGATGTTGTTGATGATAATGGTAATCTAACAACAGCTTACGAAGATAATTTTTTTCCATCTATAGGTGCTGGTAATTTATATAATTATTTATCTTCCAACCCAACAAATAGTGGTTTCTTTGTTTGTGGTGAACCTAGCGCTAACGAATCTTGGGCTAGTGGGTGTACACCATTAAGTTACACAGAATTATTACCACAATTTCAAGGTAATGATATGGTTAATGGTCAAACAAATGTTTCAAACTGTTTAAGGGTTAGAGATTATATTCTACAAGAGTTATTTAACCAATCTGAATTAGGCGGTCAAACAAATGGTCAATCAGTATTTAATAATTCGTTATCGCCAACAATATTATCTTCTTCGTGGTTACAACATACCAGTTTTATTAATGATGTTGACATAATTAATATGATTACCAACAAAAAAATTAAGTTAAGTCTTAATATTAATAGTAGTTGTGGTGATTTTTGTGTTATGATTGATAGGATTTCGTTAACAAAACAATGTGTTGATGTTGATAGTACTAACCTGTTTATCAGTCAATCACCAGGTTTTAATATAACTAGAGTTGTCGACAATAAAAAATCTTGGGTAAATAACACTGATTTAGTAAATAGAGAATTTGATATTAAAAACGTTAGTGGTTTTAATGCTATTAGACAAACAGATTACGATGTGTTTGATGAAAGATTGGTAATTAACACCAAAGAAATTGATTTAGATATGAATATCGCTTCTGCGGTGGAACACGATGTTTGGTGTTATTTATCAGATAACCCATGTTTATTAACTGGTGTAACATATTGTGACCCATGCGTTTTTTGTGGAAATTACAATTTTCAAGATGGTGAATGTTTTAATTTTCAAGATTCTAATGTTTACGATTTTATGGACGGTACATCAAATAACGCCCAATTATCTACACAACCATATTGTTGTGGTGATAACCAAATAGATTTTACTAGTTTGTTTACAACTGATTTATCAACAATTAAAACAATTGATAAATTTAAAAAATTATTAGTTTCTGAACTAATCAACGTTAAAAATAGACAAACAATATCTGGATATCCAACACTTAAAGCGTTATATGAAAGATACTTAAATAGTTTAAAATATTGTCCCACAGAAAGTTCTGCTTTTGACTATTATACAATGGACCAATTCGCTAACCTTATAGGTGATTATTGGGTTGATGTGATTGAACAAGTTATTCCAGCAACAACAATTTGGGGTAGCGTTAAAATTTATACCAACACAATATTCGACCAACAGAAGTTTAAGTATAAACAATATTCCTCATTATTTGGTGGTAACCCTTTTGAATATTTAAACGTATTAAGTCCGATAAACGGAGTTTCTGGTCAGTGTCAAAACATTGATGTTGTTATAAGAGTTATTTCAACACCAAAAGAAGGTGAAATAACACTAAAACCAGTACCTACTCGTTTAAACAAACTTTGTATTTCCCAGATGAATTGGGGTTCTGAATTTATAGGTAGCGTGGTTATTATAAAGGGTAGAGATTAATAAAAAGATAAATTTAAAAACAAGTGCGTTTTTATTTAAACGAAATAAAGACCTTATTTCAATAAAATAATATATTTATATATAAAAGAAAATAAAAAATGAAATTAACTAGTAGAAATACAGCCCCTTCAGTTGGTTTGGATGATGTTCTCCACATTGTTTTGGTAAATGACCAATCACAAGACCCTAACGGTAGTTCTTATAAAGCTACAGTTCAACAACTTTTGGATAATATAACTTTGCCCACTGATGTAACAGTTACAGGTGGTACTTACACAAATGGTGTTACTACTTTTACCAACAATACTGGTGGTACGTTTAGCGTAACTGGTTTCTCAATTGGAGATACTATTTGGGTAACTGGTTCAGCGGGTGTTGGTTCAATCAAAGCTATTAACGGTACTGGGTTAGATGCAACAGGTGACTATGCAGTCGCTGAAGGTCGAGGCACAATAGCTAGTGGGAATTCTTCACATGCTGAAGGTAATTCAACACAAGCTAGTGGTGGAGCATCACACGCTGAAGGTGAATTAACGCAAGCTATTAGTTATGCGTCACATGCTGAAGGTAATTCAACGGTAGCTAGTGGTGGAGCATCACACGCTGAAGGTCAAAGCACAACAGCGTCTGGGGATAATAGTCACGCTGAAGGTGGTGCAACGGTAGCTAGTGGTGGAGCATCACATGCTGAAGGTAGTGATACAATAGCTAGTGGGAATTCTTCACATGCTGAAGGTAATTCAACACAAGCTAGTGGTGAAGCATCACACGCTGAAGGTGAATTCACGCAAGCTAATGGGAATTTTTCACATGCTGAAGGTAATTCAACGGTAGCTAGTGGTGATTCTTCACACGCTGAAGGTGAATTCACGCAAGCTAATGGGAATTTTTCACATGCTGAAGGTAATTCAACGGTAGCTAGTGGTGATTCTTCACACGCTGAAGGTCAAAGCACACTAGCTAGTGGTGATTATTCACATGCTGAAGGTCAAGGCACGGTAGCTAGTGGTTTTACATCACACGCTGAAGGTCAAAACACACTAGCTAGTGGTAAATCATCACACGCTGGTGGTTCTGGCAGCACTGCTCTTGGTACTTATTCATTTGTTCATGGTTTAAATTCAACAGCGGGACAAATTAATACGATTGTTTTAGGTGCTAGTATTAAGAGTAGTGTGGCTAATTCGACATATGTTGATAGATTAAGTATTAAAACATACGGACCATACGATGATGACGCTCAAGCTGATGTAGATACATCGATGCCTTCTGGTGGTCTTTATTTGTTAAGAGGTTCTAGAGCAGTTTATCTAAAACCATAATATTATGCCTAAATTAATTAAAAACATACAAGGTGAAGTGTTAACGAATGTTATAGATAATATTCGTTATATTTCTAATATTACAGGTGAGATACAACAAGAAGATTTCATTAACTTGAACGGTTTTGTCGGATATTTACAGAATTTAACAAAAGCAGAAGAAACAACTGCTTTGACTATTCCACAATCTTTTGGTTTACAGAATAGTTATAATAAAACAATGATTACGCTAGAAATAAATTACTAATGAGACATCAAGAACCAATATATGTTCAAAATGAAAATGGTGCTGTGAGAAACAAAGATATTCTGAATGTCAACATGAGTTCAGATATTTGTGTTTTTCAAAGCCCACAATATTCACTTAGTGGTGCATCTAAAATAGATTGTATTGGTTCAACTAGCGGTACTTCTTATATTATTACCGCTGCTACACAAAATATTCCTCTAACATTTGATTTTACAGCAAACACTAGCTCTTTTATTGACACTAGTGCGTTGTTTAGATTTGAAATCTATAAATATTCAGATATTTTTAGTGGGTTTAGTTCAACACCTGTATATAAATCAGAAACACTAAATTATTCAACATTTAGTGCTACCAATATGACTACACAATATGTTCCATCTAGTGGTTTAACACTTGATGGTGAATATATAATTAAACCATATTATTCTTTTGGTGTATGTACTGATTTTTTGGGTAAATTAAACAAAAATGTCGACACATCAACATTTATTTACGGAACAGAATATGGTATTTACAACAAAAAATTTGATTATTATTTTATGGCGATGAAACAAGCCGAAACACCTATTTTAACCCAAAATAGTAGCAACTCAGCTGAAATAGGTCAATTAACGCAACAAGTAATTATACCTAGTGATGGGCAAGTAACCTTTAATGTTCAAAATGGTGTTATTGGTGATTTTGTTGTTACGTTAAATGGTTTGGTTTTAGCTCTAGGTGAAGATTATTCTTTTTCTGGTAATGTAGTATATTTGAGCGGTGAAACTTTTTCTAACGACATAATTACAGTTATTTATTCAACTAGTGGTGGTTACAATATGGTAAGTGATAACATAAATATAAAGACACCTATTGTGAGTGGTGTAACAGATAGTCAAGGCTCTAGTGAGGTTTATTTTAACACAAATACTGATAAATATGAAATTTATACTTCAATAACACCACAGGATGGTGGTAGTGTTATAGTAATGTTGAATGGAGCTACGTTAGCTAATAATATAGACCACTTCCAATCAATCACTAACCCAAAAAGAATTATTCTTCAAGGCACAGTGATAGTTAACGATATTATTACAATAGTGTATTTTCCTAGAGCCACCTCTTCTATGGGTTTAAACACAAACACACCAATTGTATCTTGGGGTATAAGAGAATCACCAACTATTCAAAATGGTTATTTTATTCTAGAGGTATCGACTGGTGATACGTTTAATTCATTATATTATAGTGGTATTACAGATTATCAAGTTGGTATTAGTTATTATAGTCAAGGTTTCATTGCTAATGGAACAGTAGGTGATACTTTATACTATAGAGTAAAAAATGAAAAAAATTACACAACTATTTGTGGTGATAACGTCAACAGTACAGCATATAGTGAAATAATTCCAGTAATAATTCAAAGTAATTCGATAAATTCGTATTAATATTATTTACTATTGGATATTTATAAGTAAAATAAAGAAAAAGACATTTATAAAACATGAGTTACATAATTAAAAACACAAGTCCGTTTGTTAGCATAAAGTTAACACAAAAAGGACGTGAGCAATTGGCCCAAGGTAAATTAAATTTTAATTACTGGGCAATTGGGGATTCTGAAATTAACTACAATAGAGAAGCTATTGTGGATGCAAACCCTACTGACGCAACATTATCAGCAACTAGTGCTGTGTTCAGACCATTTGATAGACAACCAAATATAAAGACATTTATCACACCAAAAGGTGCGAGCGACCCATTCCAAACAGTTAATGGTTCAGTTTTAAATGTTGTCAAAGCAATTGTTAACAATGAAGCTGACGAAAGAGGGTTTTTTCAACGTTCTGGTTCAACATTTACAACGCTTACAGGGTCAACTTACACACCATATTTTACAAACGTATTTAATTCAGTTTTTACAGGTGGAACTAGCTTTGCTATCACAACTACCAACATAAATGTTGGTGATATTGTGTTGATTAAATTGGCGAACGATACAATTGGTGATATTATCAATAATGAAAATACTAGAGCGCTTCCGAATCTTTGGTTCAAAGTTAAAGCAACTGGAATTGGGTATGTTACTGTAGATAGAAACTTACCAAATTTATCTGCTCAAACTTCGTCAAGCCAAGTTATTGTTTATAGAGGTGGTGAGGTTTATGAAACTATCGCTACTGGGACAACGACAGCTTATTGGGATTCTGGTACTTTGTCTTTTGATTCAAACGTAAACGTTACGTGTCACGATGTCCCAGTTTGGAATATGAATAATGTTTGGTGTGAAGATATTGCTGGGATTACTGGTTTGTCTATTACTAATGAATACGAAAACTACACTAAGTTTGGTTCGTATAGATATTTAGGTTCTAAAAACCCTTACATGGAATATCTTTGTCAATCAACTGGCCAAACACTAACATTTAATTGTAACGGTCCAGGTTTAAGTTATCCAGACGATGTGGTTAAATCTATTTCTATTATTCACTACACGAATAATACTATATCTAATTTATATGGTGAATTCTTTTACACTGATTCAGTATCTGGTAAGTATTTGAGTTTGTATATGCCAGATTTAATGTATCATAGACATTCTGGTGCTACTGGTAGTGGAACATCTATGGGTATGACGTTTATTGCGACAGGTGCAACACAATTAATGTCTAATAACGACATTGAATACGTTGATTTAATTGAAAATCCTACTTCGATTGCCTCGACATCAATACCTAAAGTGGTTGGTAGGGTTTACCCACAATTAAAAACATGTGTTATTCATGATGATGAAATTGTTGCTGCAACTTCTTATAAATCAAATAGAAATTGGACGCTCCCAGAATTAGCTGCAACCTTACAAGCACCTACTGGTGGTACGTCTAATGGTTTATTAGCGGTAAACGACACAATGTACTTAACATATATTTTAGAAAACACTAGGGCTACTGGTTTAACGACTTCTATGGCTTGCCAAGAATATGTTAAAATAACAAATAACACAGAATCATCTAAAGATGTTTCTTTTAGAATAAATCAAATGGATTTATTTCCTTACATGCGTAAATTAGAAACTGGTTATGATGGTTATGGTTTTTATGCTGACAACTTCAAATTAGTTTATCAAATGGTTCAAGACCAAACTGACCGTCCAGACCCAGGAGCTTGGAAAACTTTTGATTTTACAACCACTGCAATTACTGGTGTTGTTGGTGAAACAATTGACCCTAAATTATTAGAAGGTCAAACACCAACAACAACTGGGTTTATTATAGATAAATTAAAAGATATATCAGCAGATATATTTAGTGTTATCGCTGCGTTAAATTTACCAGCAAACACACAACCAGAAGAATTACAATTCGGTGATGAAAGATTCTTTTATGGAAATTTAACAACATTCATCGGTGCAACAATATACAAAACAATCTTCGATATTAGAGTTGACGCTAGCCTGTTTAATACGACTACTAACCCAACTAGAAGCAAAGATTTGTTAACAAACCCACCAAATATTAAAATTACTGAGGTAGGAATTTACGATGCAGATAAAAATCTTGTATGTATTGGTAAATTATCTAATCCAGTTCCTTTAGTTAGTGGTAATATAATAATGATTGAATTATCAATGGACTTTTAATATGGGATTTAATAACACTGCAACAACACTTACGCTAACGGCTAAGTTAACTCCACTTGGTAGACAAAAAATCGTGTCTACCAATAATGCATTAATCAAAACTTTTAGTTTTGGCGATTCAGATGCTAATTACCACACTAACTTAACACTAGGCACGGGTGAAATACCTGGAATTGGTGGTGATATTGGTACTAACGCTACAATTAGTAATAGTACAACACAATCTATTGGTATGAAAAGTATGCTTATAGTAAACTCTAGCGGTATGTTAACCAAACCTGTTTCTTCTCAATCAATTAATGTTTTGTCCGAAATAATACCTAATGGTGTGGTTACAGTTGATGCTGGTAATTTATCACAATCTTTAGTTAATAGAAATAACATAGCTACTGATAACTTGGTTAATTTATTTTATTCATTCGGTTTACCTTTAAATACTAATGATGATACAAAATATACTGGAGTTACTTACACGAATGGTGGTTACTCCAATACTGCTTTAAGTGCTTTTAGTGCAACAAAAATACTTGTAATTGCAATAAATAACAATAACTACGGTGAGTGTATTGATGGTAAAACATTTAAACTTGAACTACCAACATCTGCTGGGACGTATACTATTTATTCTACCTATTTAGGTGGTAATAATACATTGATAACATTAGATAATTTTATCTCAGATAACGCATTGCAAACTAACCAATTTGGTAATAATGTCGCTGCTTTGGTTTCTGATGATATCATGAAACCAAACGGTGGTGATGTATCTAAAAGTTGGGCTACAGGTTATAATACGGAAAAACCTTTCTCATTAAACCAAAAACAAACATACAATTTTCAAACAAATTCTAATTTAGGTGTTACAGCCGACACATTGGTTGGGATAGTTTATTTAGACAAAGGATTTGCGGTAATTACAGACCAAACAATAGTAAATAATTTTAATCAATCTGCTTCAACAGCGACGACAGTAATGTTTAATAGTGTTTCAACAAATGTATATCAAAGCATAACATGTATAGCTGACAGAGGTGAGTTTGGTTCAACAACAAACCCTACTTTTGATATTGGAGATATACCTAGAATTAGTGAGGTTGGTTTATTTGATGATGTAGGTAATTTAATTGCTGTAGCTAAAACAGACCGTCATATAATAAAAAATGTTAACGAATTTTTGGCTTTGGGGATAAAAATAACTCTTTAAGGTTTATTTTTTTTGTTTGTGTGTTAAATTAATGTAAAAAGCGTTATGATTAAAGAACCAGAATTTTTATTGGCGTTAATACTGGTGAAAAACACCCGAAAGCAAAATTAGTACAACAATTTGATATGGATAATAATTTAATTAACGAATTCAGTTGTTCAATTACAGCTAGCGAAGTATTAAATATACCAGCAAAAAGTATAAGAATGTGTTGTGGTGGGTTTGCAAAAACAGCATATGGTTTTAAATGGAAATATAAAAATTATGAAAAATAAAATAGAAAAAGAACCAGAATTTCTTTTAAGTCTGGATGTATCAACTTCAACCATTGGTATTTCATTATTTGAAGATATGGGTAACAAGGGTAAATTAAAACTCTTACACCATGTATCTCCAAAAGTTAAACCAAAACCAGAAACAAAAACGGAAGAATTGTTTAGGAAAATTGAAATATTTGAAAATGAGTTTCTTTCACACTATAGTGATTTTGGTATTACTAGGGTTGTTATCGAAGAACCACTACTTCAGTCTAACAATGTTTACACAATTGCGACCTTATTAAGGTTTAACGGGATGATTTCAAAATCCGTTTACGATGCTTTAGGTATTGTACCAGAGTTCATATCTTCTTACGATGCACGTAAATACGCATTTCCAGAACTTATGGTCGTTAGAAAAGCAAAAAAAGATGGAACACCTTTAGCTGATAAACAAATAGCTAAAAACGCTCCTGTGTTGTTTGGGGGTTACCCATTTGATGTTGACAAGAAAATGGTGATTTTCGAAAATGTATGTGATTTAGAACCGCAAATAAAATGGATTTTAGATAAAAAAAATAAACTAAAAAAAGAAAATTTCGACATGAGTGATGCCTATGCTTGTGCTATAGGTTATATGAATAAAATAAGTGTTTGGCCTAGGTAAACCAAATCAAAATTAAAATTATTTGGAAAAACAATTTTAATTTCGTACCTTTGTCGAATGGCAATGTTATTGGTTAACATATTAGAAAGTTTTTTAGGCGAAACTAGAAAACATAATGAAGACACTGGGCAAATCGCATTTGATTGTCCAGCATGTTCTGCTGAAAAAGGTTTAATAGATGGTGATGGTAAAGGTAATTTAGAGATTAACTACCAAATGAACAAGTTTAAATGTTGGTCATGTCATGAAGTTAACCATATGCGTGGCCCAGTTTTAAAACTTTTAAAAAAATACGCAACACCTAAAAATATTCGAGATTATTTATTGGTAAAACCAGATGCTGAATTTATTACCAATATAGAACGTGAACGAGTATTATTAACATTACCAGAAGGGTATAAACGATTATCTGACTGCACAGAAAAAGACTACAAAGCAAATTTAGCGTTAAATTATTTAAAAACCAGAGGTATCACAGATGATATCATAGATGAATACGATATTGGTTATACTTATCGTGGAAAATTCTTCAATAGGGTAATCATTCCGTCTTACGATTCGGAAGGCGAATTAAATTATTTTATTGCTAGATGGTTTGGTAAAGAATATACAAAATTAAAGTATCTAAATCCAGATGCTGAAAAACAAGAAATTATATTTAACGAAGGGCGATTAAACTTAGATGCAACTATTTATTTGGTTGAGGGCGCAACTGATAATATAGTAACACCAAATTCTATCCCATTACTAGGTAAATTTATCTCAAACAAACTTTTAGAGTTATTACATGATAAATCATCTGGTTTTGTTGTGATTGTTTTAGATGGTGATGCGTGGGAAGACGCTAAAATTTTGTATCAACAATTAAATTTTGGTAACTTAAGAGGTAGAATAAAATTAGTTAGCACACCAGAAGGTTATGACCCATCTAAGATTTACGAAAATTTAGGTAATAAGGGTATAACTAAACTCCTTATGGGTGCTTTTAAACCAGAGGATAAAGATGTATATTAAATGGATACGAAACCATTGTCCGTACTAGTTGCAAAACCATTAGACACTAAACTACCCCATACATTTTTTGCGTCTGGTGATAAATAATTGTCAGAATATAATTTTTTATGTTCTTTGGAGAGTGTTCTAATAATATATTTATATATCCCTTTACCCAAACCTTTATTTCTAAATTTATCATAGAGTACCACTCCAAATATTTTATAACCATCTTCAAAGGGTTTAAGTCTAAAACCACCCATTCTTTCGTTTTCATAAAAAGGTATAAAAACTAACAAATTATTCACTATTTGTCTTTTTATTTTTATCTTAGAAGTATCAATTTTTTCGTTTTCAGATTCCAATATTGCTTTTCTAAATTGTTCTTTAATAAAATCTTTCATGGTATTCTTTTAATATAAATACTTGCAATGTAGAATAAAATTTCGTATCTTTGTAATAAAAGTAAATATGAGTAAAGCTAAATTATGGGAAGGGCCAGTATTTCTAGAGCCAATAGAACATAAATACCATCACAGGGTAACTGGTAAGACTTATAAGTCGGTTACGACAACCCTTTCATCGATTGAACCGCACTTTGATTCAGAGGGGGTGTCAGCGGCTATCGTAAACCAATTAGATAACGTTAAACAAGAACGTTATCTCGGTTTAACTCAACAACAAATACTTGATTTTTGGCAAATGCTTAATGATGAAGCTAATGTATATGGCAATAAGGTTCATGATATTGTTGAGCGTTATTTATTAGCCAATAAATGGTATTTTCCAACAGATGATGAAGAAGGTGAGTTTGAACAATGTGTTATAGATGGTTTTAATGGGTTAAAAATTGATGAGGGTATAGCAATGTGGCCAGAGCGTATATTATTTTCTGAACAATACGAGTTAGCTGGTATGTCTGACCTTATCATAGATATTAATGATAAATACTTTGATGTGTGGGATTGGAAAGGTCTACCTATTGACACACCAATATTCACAAGTAATGGTTGGAAAACTATGGGTACGTTATCAAAAGCGGATAATGTTTATGATATTAATGGTAAATTAAGTAAAATACTACACACATCAGAAGTTAAAAATAAGACTTGTTATGAAATAAATTTTGATAACAATGAGAAAATAGTTTCAGATTTTGAACATAGATGGTTAGTTTCTTTTTATAGGGATAAGGTTTTTAAAGATAAGGTAATGACAACCGAAGAATTATATCATTATGTAAAAGAATTAAATGATAGTGGTAAAAGATGGTCACATAAAATTCCTAAAATTAAAATAGCTAAACCACTAAATAATGATATTGTTAATTTACCAATTGACCCGTATCTTTTTGGTGTTTGGCTTGGTGATGGTCATTCAGCTGATGGGAAGATAAATAATATGAATGAAGAGATATGGTCTGAGATAAGACGTAGAGGTCATGAAGTTGGTGAGGATGTTAGTCAAGGTGGTTGTGGGAAAGCTAGTACTAGGACAATTTTTGGTTTACAAACTAAATTACGTGAATTGGGGTTGTTAAATAATAAACATTTACCAGAAATATATTTACATGGCTCGTATGAACAACGATTACTTATTTTACGTGGTTTCATGGATAGTGATGGATACTATAATAAAACTCGTAAAAGGTTTGTGATGTCTACCACAAGAGAATGGCAATCTAAAGCATTCACACAATTGATTAGTAGTCTAGGTGTAAAACCAACAGTCATTTATTATAAGAAAAAAGCAAATGGTAAAATTATTGACGTTATTGATGTTTTATTTAGTACTAAATCATTTAACCCATTTTTGTGTCGAAACCAAATAGGTGTAGAATATGGATTAACTGATAATGGAAGTTTTAAAAACATAGTATCAGTTAATTTAGTTGAGTCAGTACCAACTAGGTGTATTGAGGTTGAAAGTGAAACTAAAACATTTTTGTATGGTGATACATTTTCAGTAACACATAACACAAACAGAGAGTTTAACTTCTTCAACCAATATGGTTATGAAACATTATTTAAACCTTTTGACCATTTACAATCGTGTCAATGGTCGATTTATACTCTTCAGTTAAGTGTTTACACATATATGTATGAATTAGAGTTTCCTGGGCGTAAATGTAGACAAATATGTATTGGGTATTGGGATAAAGAGAAAAAAAGTTTTGAAAAAATTCAAATTATGTATCTTAAACATGAAGCAAAAAAACTTATTGAAATGCATCACTATAATTTAATGAAAAACTTATAATATGATATTAGATGAAAATTTTTTGAAATTACCAAAAATCGTTGACAGATTGACGGTTAAAAAAACTACAATTATACAAAAACCTAATATTGAAACGTTAACTAAAGAACAATTAGAAATATTTCAAGAGATAACTAAAATTTCGACTAATGTGTTTTCCCAATCTTTATTGACGGGTTATTCTGGTACTGGTAAATCTTTTTTGGTGTCTAAAATAATTGAAGAACTGTTATTTACGAAAAAATCGATTAGGATAGCAATAACTGCACCTACAAATAAAGCGGTTAGAGTGTTAAAAAATCTATCGATGATTAGTGATGATAATGCTAGGGTTGATTTTATTACGTTACATTCATTATTAGGTCTTAAACGTAATATAACACATGAGGGTAAGGAAGAATACAAGCAATTATTTAATGGCGGCAACTTGGATGAATATAGTGTTGTTTTAGTTGATGAAGTTTCTATGTTAGATAATGAACTTTACTGGGTTTTAAAATCTCAAGCGGAAATAAATAAAATAATGGTTTTGTTTATTGGAGATAGAGCTCAAATACCGCCAGTTAATGGTGGTGAATCAATTTTGTTCAGTAGTTTGTTGGATAACAATTACAATCTAACTGAAATTATTCGTCAATCTAATGGAAACCCAATAATTAAGTTGGCTGAAACTATTAGACAAAATGAAAAGTTTGAAAAAGAAACTATAATGGATGAAAACAACAATGGGGTTGCTTATTTGAAAATAAACACTGAAGAACCATTATTAGATATGTATTTTAATTCTGAACATTTTAGAGAAAACGCTAATTTTGTTAAAGTATTAGCTTGGACAAATAGTGCTGTTAATTATTATAATTCTAAAATCAGAACATTAATTTATGGTGAAAATTGCGGTAAATTATGTGTTGGGGAAAAAATGGTTTGTAATAAACCTATCACCAACAGTAAAAACCAAGTAATATTAAATAATAACGATGAATTTGAGGTCATATCTTTTGTTATGAAAAAAGAAACTAGAAGTTATGATTTTTCATATTATGAAGTGACTATTAATTGTGATGGGAATATCCTCAAGATTAAATTATTGGCCGAAAAATCTGAAACCGCTTTTTCTAAACAAGTTAATGTTTTAAAAAAAGCCGCTGAAAACGCCAAAGTTATGGATAGAAGAAGCGCTTGGACAAAATACTATAAATTTTTAGAAAGATATGCTGATGTTAAATATAACTACGCTTTAACCGTTCATAAATCACAAGGTAGTACGTTTGATAATGTTATAGTTATTAATGTAGATATAAATAGGGTTTTAAACCAAATTGAACGAAATAAATTGTTATATACAGCTATAACTAGAGCTAAGAATAGATTATTTGTTATTTAACACATTAAAAATAAAAAAAAAAGTATATGGGTAATAAAATAAAAAAATGTGTTCATCTTGCGGATATTCACATTAGGACTTTTAGGTTACATGATGAATATAAAGATTCTTTTGACACTCTTTTAAATCAGTTAGGTGAATTATTAGAAGGGTATAAAAAAGAAGAAATTAGAATAGTAATCGCTGGTGACCTTGTTCACCAAAAAATTATTATTTCTAACGAACAATTGATGCTAGGTACTTGGTTTTTGAGAGAATTAGAAAAAATAGGTCCAGTTGTTATTATTGCTGGTAACCACGATTTATTGGAGAACAATAAAGACCGAATGGATAGTATTAGCCCGATGGTTCAATTTTTACCAGACCAAGATATAAACTATTTTAAAGAATCTAAATGTTATTTAGATGGTGACGTTGTTTGGTGTGTGTATTCAATTTTTGAAGAAAATAAAAGACCAGATATTGAATCGGCCAGATTACAGTTTGGTGATGATAAAACATATATTGGTTTATTTCATGGTCCATTAATAGGTTTAAAAACAGATATTGGTTACGAGATTGACCATGGTTATAATATAAATATATTTGATGGGTGTGATATAGTTATGTGTGGTGATATCCATATTAGAAGTGGGTTTAATCACATCCAAAATATAGAAATTAATGAAGAAGATTTAGAAACTTATATAAAAATGGGTTGGGAGATTGATAATTGATTTATCTTTTAAGCTTTGTCGTTATATTTATTAATAAATAATAATACAACAAAATTTTAGAGAAATGAATAAATGTAAAATCTGTCAAAAAGAAACTAAAAATAAAGTATATTGTTCAATTAAATGTCAACATATTGGTTATAAAGAAATAAAAGTTAATAGAGTTAAAGAAAATTGTTTATATTGTAAAAATGAATTTGAAACGTTACCTAATAAACTTGAGAACGGGAAAAAATATTGTTCTAGGATATGTAAAGATTCTCATCAAAAAGAACTTTATTTAAAAGAGGGTAACCCAGTATTTAACATTAAGCATAGTGATGAATGGAAAGAACATCATTCTATTAGAATGAAAAAAATATGGCGGAATGATGAACATAAAGAAAAAGTTAAAATTGGACATGAAAAATTTTTTAATGATAATGGATTTTGGATGGGTACAGATGAGGAATCTTGTTTAAAGAAAAATGAAACTAATTTAGATAAATATGGTGCTGAGTGTATATTAAGCGTTAAAGAATTTAGAGAAATCGCTAATAATACATGTTTATTAAAATATGGTAAAACATCATTTCAGTTAATGAGGGAAGGGTTAAAGAAAACTAAAGGTACAAATATTGAAATTAAAATTAGTAATATTTTAATAGAAAATAAAATTAAGTTTCAAACCCAATATGATGTTTATTATGGTAATAAATTTAAAACTTATGATTTTTACCTAATAGAGTTAAATTTATTAATTGAAGCTGATGGTGATTATTGGCATGTAAACCCTATTAAATATAATGAATTAAGTATTTTAACCGAAATTCAAATTAAAAATAAAGAAAATGATGAATTTAAGAATAAATTAGCCTTAGAAAAAGGTTATAATTTAGAAAGATTTTGGGAAATGGAAATAAAAAAGAAAAATTTTAAATTCTTATTAGCTAATGTGATAAAAAAATATAAAAAATATGATTAAAATGAAAAAAGTGATTCCTATAATGATGAGTTCATCATTGATACAACAAAACTTTGGTGAAAACTTAACAAAACATGGGTTTTTATTGTGGGACATCCCAACTAAAACATATACTGAACACGATGTTGAAAATAAGTTCCCTTATTATCAATTTAAAATTAAATCAATTGAGGATATTGAAAACGGAACAGAAAAAATAACAAATTTATAAAACAAAAACAAAAAATATGACGTTAGGGGAATTAAAAGAGTTTATTGCGGCTATTCCAGAATCTATGGATGGTTATAGTATTGTAAATGGTGAAGTAGGTCTTTTAGACCCAGAAGATGAGAACAGTTTAGTTTATCGTTTAGATAAACCAATAATTGCATTATATGTGGATGAGCATGGTAGAGAAGTCTGTTTCTTCCACCAAACACAAGAAGACGTAAATAATAAATTAGATGGAGCTACCGCAACAAATTAAAAATGAAATATGGGATTACTGTAGACTTAACAATGTGACAAACATTGATGAGTTTACTATGAAATTAGTTAAGCAAGGTTTTACCGTTGAGAAATTTGGAGCCTCACCAGCCGTTGCTGAAAAAATAGTTGAAAAAATAGTGGAAGTTGAAAAAGTAGTTGAGGTAATAGTTGAAAAAGAGGTTTATATTACTGATGATTTAGAAACGAAAAAAATGGTTGATGAAATTAATAAATTACAAAAAGAGTCAACAACTAATAATGGTGTACAAAGCAAATTAAAAGAACAAATATCAAAACTAACTGAACAGTTAAAAACAGTTAATAAAGAATTAGAAAAAGAAAAAAATAAAAATAAAACCGACATTTATGGCGAATAAAACAGATACATTAGATAACACATTAATATCACCGTATTCCAAGATTAAAGTATATTGGGATGACCAACCACACAACTACAGCAAAGAGGCCAAAAATAAGATTAGAAACTATATAGCTAACAAGTACGGTGTTCAAAAAAATAATATAACGGTTGTTTATAGACCAGTTAGGTTCAATACCGATGGTGATGCCATTGAAATCACTGGTGCTGGTATGGAGAACATCATGGATGTTAACTATCAAAGAGCGCTTATGAAAGAGTTAATTACTAGAGATGGTAAGAATGTTGATTTCAACCGTATTGTTGCTTTAGATGACAAGGTAAACGGTGAATTAAATGTTGATTTAACGCAAACAACACATAGAAGTTGGTCAATTAAATGGCTTATGATAGATAATTTCTTATCCTTTGGTGAAAGTAATTACGTTCCTTTTAGCAAATTAAAAGGTTTAACTATAGTAAATTCAATTCCAGCTAATCAAGGTGGTAAATGTGTTAGGTCTGACACTCGGATAAATATACAATTTGATAAGGAAGAAATAGGTAAAAAAATAGGGGTTTTACCAGACGAAATAACAATCGGTGAGTTAAATTCGATATATGAAAAATATGGTGATTTAGGTTTTAAGGTTAATACACCTTACGGGTATAAAGATATTACTTGGTGTGGTATCACTGAAGAGAATGCGGATGTATATCGCTGTGAGCTTGAAGATGGAAAATATGTTGAGGGCGCTGACTATCACAGGCTTAAAAAAGAAGATGGTGAATTTGTCGTTTTAAAAGAAGTAGAAGTTGGTGAGCGGATTCAAACAGTTAATGGAATATCTAATGTTAAATCTATTAAGTTGATGGATTTCAAAGATACTCTATATGATATTCAAGTAGATGAAGTCCACCAATATTATTCCAATGGTATAGTTTCTCATAATACAACTTTAACTATTGACGCTATTAAATTTTTGTTACATGGTAACACAACAAAAACAGACACAAACGAACAAATCTTCAACACCTACAGTAATAAGAACGAACTAGTAGTAAGAGGTATGATTGAAATTGAGGGTGAAGAGACTATCATTGAGCGTAAAATGAGACGCACGGCTAAAAAAGATGGTGGTTGGACTGTTACAAATAGAGTTAACTACTACAGAATACTTCCAGATGGTGAAGAAGAAGCGTTAAATGAAGAAGACGCTACTCAAACAACTAGAAGGCTTAAAGAAACTATTGGTAGTGAAAAAGATTTTGAGATGTTAGTGTTGGCAACAGAAAAAAACTTAGACGACCTTATTGGTTTGACTACAACTGAATCTGGAAAAATTTTAACTAGGCTTATTGGTTTAGAAATACTAGAACTTAAAGAAAAAGCGGCTAGAGAAATGTATAATGAATTTGCTAGGAAGAAAAAATCTAATGAATATGATGTTATTACTTTAGGTGAAGAAATAGATGACCATAATGATAAAATTATTTTGGGTGAAGAATTAGATGTTGAGTTAAAACAAAAATTGGGTAACACTAAATCTGAAATCCAAACACTTACTGATAGTAAAGACGATTTAATCGATAGCAAAGAAAAAATCGACGTTACCATTTCAGAACTTAACCCAGAAAAATTAGAAAGTGAAGTTGATAAATTAATTGATAAAGGTGTTGAATTTAAAGAAAAGGTTGCTGGGTTAAAAGTTAAGATAACCGCAATTGGTGAAATTGATTTTGATGAAGATAAACATTTAGAATTCTCTAAAGATTTTAATGTAAACACTACAAATAAAGCGTTAAAAGAGGCTGAGATAACAAGGCTTGAAAAAGTTGTGACTGGTTTGATTGCTGGTGGTGTTTGTCAATCGTGTAATAGAAAATTAGATGATGTGGATAACTCACTACACATAACTAAACATGAATTGGAAATAGAAAATTTAAGAAAAGAAGTTTTGGGTGTTGATGAAACGTTAAATTCGTTATCTGCTAAATTAACTACTTTAAATGAAAACAAATTGCTAATTGATAACAAAAATAAACTAGAGTTAAATGTTGATAGAATGGAAGTTGAAATGGGTTCGTTGAGAAATGATGTAATCGCAAAGAAAAATGACCTTAAAAAATATCAGCTTAATTTGCATGCTATTGAGTTTAATAAAAAAATAGAGATTAAAGTTATCGACGTTAAAACAAAATTAGCGGTTTGCGAATATTCAAAAGACCAAACAATTATAAACATACAAAGGGTTCAAGCAGATATACAAACCAATAAAACTAGTGTTATCACTAAAACAAAATTAATAGAAACGATAAAAAAAGAAGAAGAAGTTGATAAGATTTTCAAGATTTATATCGAGTTGGTTGGTAAGAAAGGTATTAGTAAATTAGTTTTGCGTTCTGTTTTACCGATTATTAATTCTGAAGCACAAAGATTGTTAGAAGATGTTGTAGATTTCGATATTGAGATATCTATGAATGATAAGAACGATGTCCAATTTTTAATGGTTAAAGATGGTATATCTAAATTACTAAAATCTGGTTCTGGGTTAGAGAAAACAGCGGCTAGTTTAGCACTTAGAGCAGTGTTAGGTAAATTATCTACTTTACCTATGCCTAACTTTATTACTTTTGATGAAGTATTAGGTAAAGTGGCATCAGAAAATTTAGAAAAATTGAAAAATCTCTTTGATAAAATAAAAGATATGTATGAAATTGTTTTCTTTATTACGCACAATGATTTGGTGAAGGATTGGTCAAATAATATTATTACAGTTATTAAAAAAGATAATCTGTCTAGTATTAGCGTAAAATAGTTGCAATTGCTAGTTAATTGTAGTACCTTTGTTTAAAATAACGATATATGAAATTTAAAAATTATTGTGTGATTATCATGGGTGATACCGATGGTGTTCTTAAAGAAATTGAAAAAATTAGTGATTCTAAACCCAACATATTGGATGCCAGAGGTATAATCATAGGTACGTTCACTTCTTTTGTTGATGTTAAAGAAATATCGGCTTGGTTTACTTTAAATAACAGAAGTTTTATGGTCTTTGATTTAGACCCAACAAACTCTGGGTACTTAATAACCAAAAAAGATGTACATGACGGTTTATTTGGATTTATAGGTAAAATAACTAATAATGAACTTGATACAAAAACGATTGAGTTTTTAAAGGTCATGGCCTCTAAACCGAACCCCACCAACACAGAGGAAATTGAAGATGCTGTAATTGAAAACCAAACAAACGAAAAAAAAGTTATTAATGAGGTTGATATTAAAAATATGACTAAAAAAGAACGAGAAAATTTGATAAATCAAATTATGGATAATGGTTTAGAAAATATGAGCGAATACGATAAAAAAATATTACCATTATTAGCAAAATAATGTGCAAAAACCCTTGACTTTATTGGGTTTTTTCGTATATTTGTATTGTTAAAACATAACAAAATAAGATTAAAATGAAACAGTTTAATGGACAAAAGGTTTACAAATTTTGAAACAGATGATAGCATCGCAAAATATTTTAAGGAAGTAAGAAAATCGGTGTTATTAACACCAGAAGAGGAAGTTAATTTAGCGAAAAGAATTAAAGATGGTGACACTAAAGCCACCGAAGAATTAGTAAAAGCAAATTTAAAGTTTGTCATTTCAATCGCAAAAGAATATCAAAATCAAGGCTTGGCTTTATCTGATTTGATTAGTGAAGGTAATTACGGTTTAATTAAAGCAGCGAGTAGGTTTGACCATAATAGAGGTTTTAGGTTTATATCATATGCTGTTTGGTGGATTAAACAATCTATTATACAAGGCCTTAATGATAACGCTAGGGTGGTTAGATTACCAGCTAACATTATCAATAAGATAACAAAATTGAATAAAGAAATTTCTAGATTTGAAAATGATAATGAAAGACAACCAGTTTTTGGTGAGATTTTAAAAAGTGATAGTCAAATAGCTGCAACTTTAAATTTTCCAAGAGCAACTTCTCTAAACCAATTAATAAATGAAGACGGTGATGAGTTAATAGAATTGATTCCATCTGAATCAATTGATGTTGATGAGTTAGAAATAAATGAAAAAATAAAAGATGGGTTAGCTAAAATTTTAGATGTCTTAGATAACAGAGAACGAATGATAATCGAGTGTTATTTTGGTATAAATACAGACTGTGAGTCAATGACTTTGGAGGCAATCGGTGAAAATTACGGGTTGACGAAAGAAAGAATTCGTCAAATAAAGGAGAAGGCTATACGAAAATTAAGACATAACGCACAAGGTTTACGAATATTAATGAATGAATAAAGAAAAGGGTTTTAGAACCCTTTTTTTGCAATTAGTATATTTATAATAAAACAAAAAAGTATGAAAATTAAGTTTAGATATATAATGTTATTTTTAGCGTTATCTGTTGCTGGGTGTGCCGCATACTTTTCGGTTTAAAATAATTTAAGTAATTTTTTGTGGTTGCTATATATTTATTAATATGGGAAAGAAAAAAACTAAAGAAGAATTCATTAATGATTCTAAAATAATTTATGGTGATAAATACGATTATTCATTAGTTGAATATGTAAATAATAAAACTAAAATTAAAATAATTTGCCCAATACATGGGGTATTTGAAAAAACACCAGATAAACATTTGTATGGTAAAAGTGGTTGTTTAAAATGTGATAATTACCATACAAAAAATATTAATAATCACAAAAGAACAGTTGTTGATAGGATGAATGTTAAACATAATAATTTTTATGATTATTCATTAGTTGAATATGTAAATAATAAAACTAAAATTAAAATAATTTGCCCAATACATGGGGTATTTGAACAAACACCAAATAATCATTTACAAGGTAATGGTTGTTTAAAATGTGGTGGTACTGAAAAGATGTCGACACAAGATTTTATAAATAAAGCTAAATTAGTTCATGGTGATAAATATGATTATTCATTAGTTAATTATGTTAATTATAAAAATAAAGTAAAAATAATTTGTTCACTTCACGGAGTATTTAATCAATCATTTATTAAACATTGTAATCGAAAAAATGGTTGTCCTATTTGTAAAGAATCAAAAGGTGAAAAACAGATAAGGGTTTTTTTAGAAAATAATAAAATTAATTTTACACCACAATATAGATTTAATAATTGTATAAATAAATACCCATTACCATTTGATTTTTATTTACCAGATTATAATATGTGTATTGAATTTAATGGTGAACAACACTATAAAAGCTTTAAATTTTTTGGTGGTAGTGAAAAATTTAAACAACAATTAATTAATGATAATATTAAATTAAAGTTTTGTGAAAATAACAAAATACAATTGTTAATTATAAAGTATGACGAAAACGTTATTAATAAATTAAAAAAAAAATATAAAAAATGAATTTTAAATATATTATGTTAATTACAGCTATTATAATAGCTATTACTAGTGCTGGGTTTTCAATTTTTGGGCTTAGTCAATTATTTGCGGGTGCTAGTACTGCTGTCATTATAATGGCATCAATACTAGAATTGGGTAAGATTGTTACCACGACAGCGCTACATACATACTGGGATAAGCTAGCCAAAGGTCTTAGAATATATTTAACTATTAGTGTTGGGGTTCTTATGATAATCACATCTGTTGGTATTTATGGTTTTCTTTCAAACGCTTACCAAAAAACAGCTAATAAATTAGAAATACATGAAGGTGAATTAGGTGTGTTAAACGGTAAAAAAATAGTGTTTGAAAAAAGTCTAGCTGATAACCAAAAAATTATTGATGGTAAAACAAAACGTTTAGACCAATTATCAAATCTTAGAACTAACCAAGAATCACGTTTGGATGGTTCAACCTCAAATAGAGCTAGAAATAGTGTTAGAAGTGATATTGCGTCTGCTAATTCAGAGATTCAAAAATTAACACTAGATATTGACGAATTAAACGTTAAAAATTCTGTGTTGTCTGATTCTATCAGTTCATATAATGTAAAAGGGCTTGAAAAGAAGGCCAATAACGCTATTGCTGGTGAAGTTGGGCCATTGAAGTATATATCTGAACTTACAGGTGTTCCTATGTCTAATGTGGTTAACTATATGATATTATTATTAATATTTGTGTTTGACCCATTGGCTGTCGCTTTAATTCTTATAACAAATAAAGTGTTCATATTGGAAACAGGTCACGTTATTGAAGAAGAAACAAAAGTAGTTAAAAATAAAAAAGTTACTGAAAAAAAATGGTTAGACTGTCTTAAAAATATTTTAAAAAAAACTGCGACTAAAAAAGATTCGACAAAAGACATCCTAGAAACCCTTGTTGAAAAATTAAAAGGTGAGGGAGTAAATGAGGGAGTAAATGAAGAAATTGAAATAAAAACCGTTAAAAAAGAACCAATTGCTGTCAAGGGTAAAATAGAGTTAGAAGATATCAAAGAGATAAAAGAAGGAAACAGAGGTTTTTCTGTTAAAGTTCCAGAACCAAAAACTACTAATATGGTGGAAAGAATTGGTTCTAATAAGATAGTTAAAGATGGTGATAACAATAAAGTTATTTTTAGACGTGATTAATGAATATTAATAAAGATTATATTTTAAGTAAAAACAATTACGTACCTATTGATAGTATAAAAACTCAAATAGTTTTAGGTAGTACCTTTAATCATGATATGAAACATGTTATTGGATGGCAAAATAGATACAATGGAAATTACAAAAAAACAGCTGCGTTTACTATAAATTCGGCTGGTGTTATTTATAATCATTTTGACCCAAAACATTATTCTAATTTTTTTGGTAAAACGGAACAAGATTCCAAATCAATAGTAATTCTTTTGGAAAATGATGGTTGGTTAATAAAAGACGAAGAAAAAAAAGAATTTATTACTTGGATTGGTAATATTTATAATAAACCAAATGAAGTTTTTGAAAAAAAATGGCGAAACTATCGTTATTGGGCACCACACACGCAAACACAATTTGATTCGGCCGTCAAGCTAGTTAAAAAATTATGCGCTGAATTTTATATACCTTTAGAGGTTATTGGTCACAATACAAAAGTGGATTCCCTATCTGATTTTCAAGGGGTGATTTATAAAAGCAATATTGAAAAACATTACACAGATTTAAACCCATCATGGAATTGTGTTGAGTTTAAAAATAAACTAGAAGAAATATGAAAGAAAACATTAACGAACATGATATGACCAAGAAAATGATGGGTATCATTAGAGGTGGGTTTAAATCACTTTTAAAAGAAGAGGAGCAATCTATGGTACCTGTTGAAGGTAATGAAGGTTCAGAACCTAAAAAAGTAGAAGATGTGGTTACGCCAGTGGCTGGTGATGCCGTTTTTAATGACGAACTAAAAAAATTAAGAGACACCGTTACCCCTAGAATTAAAATAACTAGCTTTAAGATATTTCCAACAGATGAAAATGTGATTATTGATGGTGCTATGGAGTATAAAGAGTCAGAAGGAACTGGTATCATATTTAAAATGTCTTTGGCTGCTGGTGAGGTTGAAACCACTATGAATGATATTGAATTGAACGACAATATCAGTGTTTTACTGCAAAAATTAAAAGGTTACTATGAAAACTTTAGACTTGAGTGGTCAAAAAAATTACCTAACGAATATAGACCAAAACAAAACTAATGGAAAAATCACTAGATATCAAATCAATTTTTATTATTGTTTTAGGTGTGTTATTGTTAATAGCTGTTTTTGTTGGTCAAAAAAATAACCCTAGTGATTATCAAAAACAAATTAGTGTGTTAGATAAAGATAACAAAAAGTTATTTTCTAGAATTGATGGTTTAAAAAGCGAAATTAATAAATTAGACACATTTATTGTTAGTATAGAAAATAAAATAAAAGAAAATGATGTAAAACTATCTAAAACGCAATCACAATTAAACGATTTAAAAAATAAAAAAAATGAAATACCTATTTATGTTAATAGTTTGTCTGCTAATGGTGTTGCCAACGCATTCTCAGCCTATCTCGAAGAATAACCCTAGAGTTGCCACTGTAGTGACAACACAAGGCGATACATTAATACAATTCCATATAAAAGACGCTAAAAAAATATTAGTCGACGTGTTGGATAAGAAAATTGTTGATAGTATTGTAAATGTTTACATGTTAAGAGATAGTTTACAAAAAAATACTATTGAATTACAAGTATCAAAGATAAAAGCGATGCAACAAAAAAGCGATAACCAAGTACAGCAAGTTATAAATTTAGAAAGAATTATAGCAAATAAAGATGAAGAAGTTGCTATTTTAGATAATACAATTGAAGACCAAAATAAAGAAATAAAAAAACAGAAAAGACTTAAAATATTAGCTTTTATTGGCGTTATTGCTCTTCCAATATTAGTTTTATTATTATAAGTATTGAAAAAGTAAGACAAAGAAAAGCGATGGTAAAGATAGGGTGACAATCACCCAAAACGATATTACCATCAAGTAACTATTATAAGAAAATAAATAAAAGCCTTTAGTGAGGCTTTTTTTGTTATTCTTAATATTTATAATAAAAACATTATAATGGTCGAAAACAATAAAAAAATTAACGAAAATCTTAGTAAAGCCGATATGTCCAAAGAAATAAAAATTTACATGGATAGTGAGGCATTCAAATCAAAAGTTGAAAAGATAGTTAAAGATAGGCTTAAAAATGAAAAAGAACTAGAAGATAAAGTAGTGGAGATAACTAAAAACGTTCTCACACAGTTATTCAAAGCTCTTTGGGTTAAAAAAAGTTTTTGGAGAGATAATTTAAGTAATAAAACAAATTAAACTATGAACAACGATTCAAATAAAAACAAATTGAAAATAACCAAAGAACAATACAACAGAATTTTTGCTTCTGGTTTAATCAAAGAAAATATTATTGAGATGCAGTTTCCAAAAGTTAAGGGTGGTTTAACTAGAGTTGATAAAGCATTTAAACAAGCTACCAACGGTGAAAATATTTCAAATATTAATGTCGCTAATGAAGAAAACATAAAAACTTCAGACTTTAACATTAAAACACCTATAAAAGGTTTAAGTAGCTCTATACAAGGAAAGTTTGATAAACCCATGATGGAAAATGAAGACCAACTAAAAAAAGAAACTTTAGAGTTAATCAAATATCTTTATCGTAAATCAGATGAATTTTCCCAATTTTGGGGTCAAAATGATTTAACTTATGATGATATTTGCGATGCTTTGGAGGCTAGTAGGTTAGTTATTAAAAAAGATGGTGGTTATGAGTTATCTAAAACTTTAGGTTCTCCAGATAAAGCGATAAATGCTGTTGAAGAAGAATTAAGAACTATGCTTGGAAATGATAAAACACCTAAAGATGAACTAGAAGAAGGTGATTGGTTCGATAGTTTATCCAACAACCCAGCAAACCAACCAGATTCAAAATATAGTAAAGGTACACATATTAAAAACCCCAAATTACAGGTAATAACTTATACTGGCGAATTTGCTTTTGTTAAAAGCAATGATAATGGATTATATGTTTTTTATTATGGCGATATTGATAGAGATAGTTTTTTAGGTTATGTTGATAGAGAAATAATTGATTCAGAACCAGATGGTGAAGGTGGTTACGATAACGAGTATAGTGATGATTGGGATATCGATAAAGACGTATTAAATGATTATATTAATGATAATATTTCTAGGTTTAAAGTTGGTGAAGGTTTGGTTGCTTGGGAAAGTGGTGATTTTGACTTGGTTAAAATTGATGATGAATTAAGGCAAGATTTTTTAGAAATGTATGATAAAGACCCTATGGTTACTAAAGGGTTAGGCGGTCTTAATGAAAACGAAACAGAAGGCGATAAAATGACTAGAATTAAAGCTGTAATCGCACAAAGAAGAGCCGATTCACAAAGATACGAAGATGAGTTTTTTAAAAGGAGAGACGCACAAAACAAATTAGATTCTAAAAACGCTAAAAAAGCGATGAAAATTAAAGATATGCCCGAACCAGATTCAATACCAGTTGGACAATACAATGCGTTTGGTGGTGTTGATGAAATGGACGGTGGCGCTATGGGTGGTACGAATACTATGTCTGTGGGTGGCCAATTTACCCCATCATTAAGTACGGGTGATTCTTCTGTTATGAAAAGAGAAATGCCAAATATTCCAGTTGTAAAAGAAGATTTAGGTTTAGGTTATACACATTTCGCTATCTTTAAATCTGATGGTAAAATCGCTGATGGTTGGGATTATGCAGATATTGATAATGAAAGCATAAAATATTATACCAAAGAAGATTTAGTCAATAATTTCCCAGAAAATAGACCATCTGATTTTAAAGTTGTAACTATAAATGTTTTAAATAGAATGGGTATTGACCCATCTGATACGAATAATTGGTACAAACCAACTATGAACGAAACCATGAGTGTTGCTTCTGCTGGTAATTTCCAGTATGATACACCTGGTGGGTTGACAATGGATTTAGGTAAAAATAACCCAAAAACGAGTGCTGAAAAGAAAACACAATGGGCTGGTGGTGCGTTTGTTGATTTTAACGATTGTGTTAAAATGAATAACAAACCAGCTGGTACTGGTTGTAGTGCTGGGGCCGTTGATAACGTTGTTAAACTTAAAAAAACAAAAGGTAATATAAATGCACCTTCCTTGGGTGAAAACAAAATATATGAGGCTATTGCCAAAAAAACAGGTAAAACGATTGATGAGGTAAAAGCTATCATTACCTCAAAAAACACCAAAGGTTAATAACTTTACATAAAACTAAGATATTTATAATAAAATCATAAAAGATGGATAAAAATATAATTAAAAATCACTTAACTAAAAGATTTATGTCTGAAGTAAATAGTCAGAGTAACACGCCTGGTATTACGATGACTAACGCTATTCAAAAAAAATCTGGTGAAGAAAACAAAGCTGGACTTAAAGCTATCGCAAAAGATTTAACGGCTTATAGTAAAGATGTTAAAAAAGACAAAGATATGTCTAAGATAGTTCAGAATAAATTTAACTACGAAGATGGTGAACTAGAATACCACAACCAAATGGAAATCATGAACGGTCAAGAAATGATTGAGTATGACAGAGAACCAAATAAAATGTTTAAGGATAGAGCTAAAGAAGCTATTGAAGGTAGCTCTAGAATGGGTAACAAAGGTGGTAAAGATATGGGTAACGCTGAAGCGATGGACGGTGTTTCTTCTGATGATTTCGGTAAAGAAAGAATTAAAAATGCTGTAGCTTCAACAAAGAAAAGACAAGATGCTGTAAAAGGTATTGTCAGTTTCGGTGATGATATTGAAACTGTACCTAAAAATTATGCACCAATGTCAAAACACTCAGCACTTAGTGAAAACCTTATGGGTTTAACTTTTGAAAAAGGTAATTTAGCGAACACGACTAATATAAATGAGGTTTCTAATGAGAACATATCAAACAAATTAAAAGAAAACTTGACTAACTTAGTTAATAAACTTGGTGCAAACGAAACAGCGGTTAAGTTAGTTAATAAATTAAGCCAAACAGGTATGTTTGAAAACAATTATAATAATAAACTACAAATAAAAGAAACAATGAAAAGATTAAAGTTTAATAAGAATGGTGACAAACCATTTGAAGGTGTTAATATAACACAAAAATTGGGTCACGCTTTAACGTTAATCCCAGAAAGTTATAAAGTAGACAGTAAAGAATTTGAAATGACTGATGGTTCAGTTTCATGTAAAGTTCGTTGGGAAGGTACATTGAACGAAGGTAAAGCCGTAGTTCTTTTAGCTTCAGATAAATCTATGGTTAATGAAGATATGCAAAAGATGAAACACCTTATGAATTACAAATCTCAAGAAACTTTAGGTACCGTAAAAGGTATGGCTAGACTTAATGAAAATGTTGTGTTTGGTGATATTTGGAATAAAACAAAAATCCTTTTAGAGGGTGAAGACATAGAAAGCGCTAAAGTTAAAACTGGTAATTTTGATGACGTAAAGAAAAAAGCACCAGAAGCTACTAAACATGTTGAAGGTTCAGTACCTACAGATAAAAAAACAAAAACACCATCTGTTAAAGAAGGTGATTTAGAAGATATCGAGAAAAAAGCCCCAGAAGCTACTAAACATGTTACAATGAAAGAATCTATGTACGAAGGTGATGAAGAGGAATCTGAAGAAGGTGAAGAAGAAGGAGTGGTTAAAGAAGTTTCTAGTTCTAACAATATTGAAGGAACCAAAAAGGCTAATGGTCACTGGGAAGATATAAGTGTTCCTCACGCTGCTGAAGCTAAAAAACACGTTCACATGGGTAAAGAATCAGCCGCTAAAGTAGAATCAATCGGTGAAGGTATTGAATTAAACGGTACTATCTTTAATTTCATTAATGAAAACTATATGGAAGAAGATGATGAAGAAGATTACGGTACCAATATGGTAACTGGTAAAAAACTACCAAAACCAGACCCAATTACTGAAGTTGATAATGAAGAAGTTGATAATGAAGAAGTTGAGGATGAAGAAGTTGATGTTGATGTTGATGCTGAGCCATCGGATGATGAAATTGATTTAAATATACCTAGTGTTGACGGTGAAGACGAAGAAGATGAGGTTAAAGTTCCGTCTGCACCAGTAGCTAAAGCGGGACCTAGACTTATGGTTAGTCAATCAACAGGCGAATACTTTATTGTAGGTGCTGGTCCAAAACCAGTTCCAGTTCCATTGGAAGATAAAGAAATAGCAAAAAGAAACCCAGCAAAATATTTAGAAAGCCTTATGGGTGATGAAGATTCCTCGTTTTAAGAAGATATGGTCGAATAAATCTTAACAAAAATAAAAAATACTAAAACCCCATAGAAATATGGGGTTTTTTATTTTAATGCTTCATAATCATGTTCAGTTAACGAGTAAAACCCATATTTGTTCGCTTTTTCTAAAATTGTGTTGATAGCTATGTTTTCGATTTTAAGTAATACAACAATATAATTAATTTTTCTACAAAGGTAATTTTTTAAGGTTTTTTATTTACATAGAGATATTTATGAATAAATATAAAATCATGAGTTTAAAAAAACTACAAGAAAAAATTGGCGTAACGGCAGATGGGACCTTTGGACCAGCAACACTTAAAGCAGCTATGGGTTATTATAAAATAACACCAGAAAGAGCAGCACATTTCTTCGCCCAAACCTCGCACGAAACAGGCGGTTTTAAATTATTTGTTGAAAATTTGAATTATTCGGCTAAAGGATTGCAAAGTATCTTTGGAAAGTATTTTCCAGGTAATTTAGAGGAATCATATGCTAGACAACCAAAAAAAATTGCCAGTAGAGTATATGCCAATAGAATGGGTAATGGTGATGAATCATCAATGGAAGGTTGGACTTTTCGTGGTCGAGGAGCAATCCAAACCACTGGAAAATCCAACTATAAATCTTTTTCCGACTCGATTAAAAAACCAGAAATAATGACAAATCCAGAATTAGTTGGTACTGATTATGCTTTCGAATCAGCTATGTTCTTTTTTACTAAAAATAAAATTTGGGGTGTTTGTGACGAAGGTGTTTCTTTAGAAACAATAACTAAAGTTAGTAGAAGAATAAATGGTGGTACAAATGGTTTAGAAGATAGAGTCAAAAAAACTAACTTATACTATAGCTGGTTAAAAAAATAAAAAAAATGAAAACATACAGAATGTTGGTAGTAACTATTATGATAATAATTACTTTTTGTTTAATTATGTTAGGCGTATTAGATTCAATAAATACAAAAACTGAAGTTGCTGCTGAATGTAAAGAAATTTTTTTATTGTTTTTAGGTTCTTTTATTTTTTCATATTGTAAAATAATTAACTATTGGTTTGGTGGTAAAGAAGTTAACAATTATAATAACAAATAAAATAACTAAAGTAATGTATAATAAAGAAAAAATAGAAAAAGCTGTAAAAGCTAAAGGATATGTTTGGTTCGAAGGAACCAAAGATTTTGACGTAAACATAGTTGGTGTTAGAACATCAGAAACTGGTAATAAAGTAACAAATGTTTTTGACGATTTTATCACCGTTTCTTACAAAGAAGGTGGTGAATGGAAATTCAAATCTTGGCGTTGTACCACGGACCCAGGTACAAAAGGTGTTAGAGAATTCAAAAACGCTTCTGGTGTTGCTAGATTAGTTGAAGGCCAATATAGGGGTTCATACGCATTAGGGTTACATCAAGGTAAATATGAGGCTCTTAGACAGGTTAAAAAAGTTAAAGTATATAGAGACGCTAATAAAAATATGGTTTATGATGAAAGTAAAATACAAGAAGGTATTTTTGGTATTAACATACATAAAGCTGGTGTTAATTCTACATTTGTAGAAAACTGGTCAGAAGGATGTCAAGTGTTTAAAAAAGCTGCTGACTTTGAAGAATTTATGGTTATTTGTCGTAAAGCGGCTGCGATTCATGGAAAATCATTTAGTTACACATTAATTGAATCATCTGATGTAAGTTAATGTTTATTTTTTTAATATAATAATTATATTAAAAATAAAGAATATGAATAAAAAATATGATAGAATAAATTTCTTAGCGTATATTCAGAACCCTATGAGTAAAGAGAGTGTGTTAGTATTGCTTGCGGCAAATAATATAAAGTTTGAAAAAAGCGAACTTTATAGTGATTTTGTACAATCACTTCTGATGCGTATTTTTGACACATATTTAGGTGATGAAGTTATGGGTTACGATTCCCAACTCAAACACTTTAAGTGGTGTTGGGAAAAAACCGTTGATGATTTCGCTAAAGAAAGTATCAATATAAAAAACCCCAAGTTGTATAACTACTTTTTAGAGTTTACACTTGAGGTTTTTTATTCTTATAAAGAAAAAAAACCATTCGATTATACTGATAAAGGGATACTTAGGATATGGTCAGACATATTCAATTTTACTAAAACAAAAACAAACTCAGATATTGATACTCTTATCGAAATTTACACAATTTTTGAAAAATCATTGAAAATAAGATAAAATTTTAGTTTTAACTATTTATTTTCAAAAATAATCGTGTAGTTTTGTCTTATGAATACACAAAGACTTTTTAACGTAGTACTTTTAGAATTGTCAGTCGAAAAATTAAAAATAGAGGATGATTTAGAAAGAGTAATAGCTTCTGATGACAACATTGATAATAAATCATTCAGAATTAAACAATTAGTGGCTAACTTAGTCGCTGTTGAAGCAAGTATTGAAAAATTCAATACAATGGTTTCGGTAAATAATAACGAAAAATAAAAAAAACTTAAATGGAAACTTTTAATGAATTAAAAACACTTATTTCTTCGATGGAAGAAGATGTGACAAAATTTTACGGAATAGGCAATAAAGCTGCTGGGGTAAGAGTTAGAAAAATGTTACAAGAGGTTAGAACTTTAGCTCAAATTATGAGATTAGAGGTTTCTAGTAAAAATAAAGAAGCTTAACTATTAAAAATATGCTAATACTTATAATTAATAAAATTTTAATGATGTTTTTGTTTATGGCGTGTCTTAATGTTATTAGACATTTATATTTTTTTATTCAATCACTATTCCCATCGGTAGAACAAGAACCAGCTAAATATAGGTTACCAAAAACATCGTTGGTTTTATTGGGTGTGTCTATTGCGTATATTTTAACAGTAACTTTCACTGGTATTAAATTATAAACTATGTCAAATATACAAAGAACATTAGACTTACTTCAACCATATGTAATCGGTATACGATATGTAGAGGGTACTCCAGTAGTTGATGCTGTATTTAAAGAAGGTTGGTCGGTCCCACCCGATAACAGTATAAAACTAGTCAAAGGCGATGAATCGATGAACTACTATATGTTATTCAGTGATTTAACAAATATTGGTTTAGATGGTTTATTGGCTTATGTTGATAAAGTGATTAAATTAAATTTAGAACGAGAAAAAAAACATGAGCTTTTACGTATAAAAGTAAATGAATTAAAAGAGGTGTTTAAAAAGAACACTTTAGTAAAGTTAACTAGTCTTAAATTTATTTTTTCTGAAGAAGAGTTGATTGGTGAGTTAAACAACTTCGACATAGATATCGACATAGATTCACAACAATCAGTAGAAACTTTTGAGGAGGAGATAATAGAACAAACTATAGAAACCAAACCAGCTCACTACTTAGATGAACAAGGTAATACTATTGAACTCACTGAGGATGAACGTGAAATTTTAGAAGAAGAAGCCAGAGCTGAACGAAACATTAAAGCAATTCGAAATAAACAAAAACCAACCATTCAAACCAAAGTACCGAATAAAGTTGAGTTACCACCTAAAAGGAAATCAGAAATGGTGTTGAATGAATCCTATGATAACGATACCGACTGTGAATGCGGACCAGATGAAGCGTGTAATAGATGCATGGATTCAAAATGATTTTAAATAAAAAAGCCCCATATAGGGGTTTTTTATTTTTTGTGGGTGTTTGTATTACTTTTTAGTAAAAGCTCGTTCAAACGCTTCTTGTGTAGTGTGAATTAACCACACACCACCAGATGCTAATAACCCGTTTAATAAAACTATCAAATAAACATTTTCAACACCAATTGAACCAATTGGTGTTGAATTTGAATACCCAAAATAGGACATGATTGCCGATAGAGCAAACCCCATCCAAGTACCTAAACACATAAAACATGTAAATAATTTAAATAAACTGTAACCTCCAGTTCCAAATTTTGTTAGAAATTTCCTCCAACCTTCAAAGATGGACCCGTAAATCAAATTATTACAGGCACCATAGCAAATTAATATAAAAATAAGTGTTGTCATATGTTTTTGTTTCAAATATAGTGATAATTATAATGATAGTCAATATTTATAATAAAATATAATCAATGAAAAAATTTATAAGGGAAAGGTTAGTTTATTTATTATCCGAAAGTAAAACCAAAGAATTACAATATCAATTAAGAGATATTGGTGGCTCTGATGTTTACTACAAAAGAAAAAAAGGTGATAAATTTTGGTCGTTTACTGATGAAGTAGATTTCTTTAAAAACTCTAATCCAAAAAATATTATCAAATAAATCTATACAGATAAAAGTATTTACATATCGATTAAAAACAACTATATTAAAAAAAACTTATATTATGAATGACAAAATGATAGGTAGAGAATCTAGTCAAGCAGAAAAAGATATGCTTGTTGAAAAATACAAAACAGCGCTTAAAAAAAATCAATTCATTAATGAATTAAAAACTGGCTTGGGTCAAGAAATAAAAAAAAATCCAAGTAAAGTAAAAATAATAAAAAAAACTTTTGGTGAGTGTTTCATGTTAAGTTTAAAAAAAATATTTACTAAATTCTAATGAAATACGACGACTTAATAACAACGGTTACGTCAATAGTGAACGATGAAACCATACATAAAAATGGGTTAATCTTAACCTATGAATTGTCCGAAAATGACCACACTAACTTAAACGAAGAAATTTTTTACATGTTTAACCCCATGAGTGTAGAGTTTATACCTAACGATGAATTTGAAATAGCTATTGGTGGTATTATTGTCAAATTAATCAATAAAATTGTTTAACCGAATTACTAAATATCAATTTAAAATGGTAGTGAATTATTATATTTTTCTCAAAACAATAGCGAACGATTTTGGTATAGATTTAAAAGATGGTGAAAGGAAAATGAAGATATCGTTTGTGAAATATAATTATACTAAACCCTTTTTGTGATATTTATAAACATGAAAAAATTCATAAAAAGAAAGTTAAGAGAAGTAATTGATATTCCAGTTGAAGTTGGTGATACGATTTTAATGGGTAATAAATATAGCAATAAAATTAGGGTTGAAGATATATTTCTTAATCCGAATGCTCATGGTGATGGACATAACTCAGAATTAAATAAAATAACTAACATATATAAGGACGATGAATCATTTGAGCGTAACCCTATAGAAGATGTAGATATTTCTAAGATTATACCAACCCAAAAATTTATTAGTAAACAAAACTTAGAAGATGTTAAAGGAACACTACACGAACCAAATACTGGTGCGTATTTAGTAAATTATAATGGGTTATATTACGTAATTGATGGACATCATAGAATCGCAACAAAAATCCTATTTGACCAAAAAACAATAAAAGCCTTTGTTTATACTATTTAACGACTTGGTCAGATACATCTATATTAGAAATTTCGTGAAATAGTTTGGTAGATGTAAAAATTATGATTACCTTACGGTGGAAAAGTAGGTTATTATTTTGTCTTAAATAACCTTCAAAAGTAAAAAACAATGTAATAGTTTAGTTTACAAGAATTTAAAAATATTTTAAATATATTTTAAAAAGAAAAGTTAAAAAAACTTGCAAAAAGAGAATTAAGTTCGTACCTTTGTGTCACTTAAATAACTAACTAAAATTATTAATCATGAGTACATTATTAAATGCTATGCAAACAAAAAATTCGTTAACTGAAAACGGGATGTCTACTAATTCTTCTTCGTTGAACCACTGTGTTGATTTATTCTTCCAGATTGGTGCTATGAGAGGTCAAGATAAACAACGTCTAATCAACGTGTTCACCAAAGCATTTAGTGAAGATACATTGACTGCAATGCGGCTTTTATTCTGGGCACGTGATATAAGAGGTGGTGCTGGAGAACGTAAAGTTTTTAGAGACATCATCGAATATTTAGCTGAAAACAGAACGGAAACGTTACGTAAAAACTTGAACTTGATTAGTGAGTTTGGTCGTTGGGATGACTTATTAGTACTAGTGGGTACACCTTTGGAGTCTGATGCTCTATCATTAATCGCTGATGGGTTAGCGAATAATAATAAATTGGTGGGTAAATGGATGCCACGTCCAAATGTAGATAACCGTGAAAAGAAAAGATGGGCAAACGCTTTAAGAAAACATTTAGGGTTAACTCCAAAAGAGTACCGTAAATTGTTGGTAGAAAACTCTAACACAGTTGAGCAATTGATGTGCGCTAAAGAGTGGTCTAAAATTGAGTATTCTAAATTGCCTTCAAAAGCGATGAGTGACTTGATGAAAGCGTTCTCAAAAAATGACTTGGAGCGTTTTCAAACTTACTTAACTTCGGTTGAGAAAGGTGAAGCAAAAATTAACGCTGGTGCTGTGTACCCATACGACATAGTTAAAAACCTAAAGCAAGGTAACTCCAAAGGTGCTAATGTACAATGGGATGCTTTACCTAACTTTATGGAAGGTAGTGCGGAAAGAGTACTTCCAGTTGTTGACGTTTCGGGGTCAATGGAAAGTCCAGTTGGTGGAAACGCTAATGTAACTTGTATGGATGTAGCAATCTCTTTGGGATTATATATCTCTGAAAGAAATGTTGGTCCATTCCAAGACGCTTTCGTAACGTTTTCCGAATATCCAACTCTTCAAATCCTTAAGGGTTCGTTGAATGACAGATACAATCAATTAGCTAGAGCTGATTGGGCGATGTCTACAAACTTAGAAGCTGTATTTAACCTTGTGTTGTCAAAAGCAAAAGCTTTAAATGTTTCTGGGGATGAGATGCCAACTATGATTCTTATCTTGTCAGATATGGAGTTCAATTCGGCAGTTAATAGTTACCGTAGTACTAACAAATGGAACCCAACTGCTCAAGAGATGATTCATACAATGTACGAAGATGCTGGGTACAAAATGCCTAGTATTGTATATTGGAATATCCAATCTAGAGGTGATAACAACAAACCAGTTCAGTTCGATACGAATGGCACTGCTTTGGTGTCTGGTTTTAGCCCATCTTTACTTACTAACTTGTTAGGTGGTAAAGACATGACACCAATCTCAATGATGATGTCAGTTATCGACTCTGAACGTTACTCGGTAGTAACGGTTTAATAAGGGTTTGAAGTAAACACCCCCGCATCTTGTGAATTAGTATAAAAAAAACTCTTTATTGGTTTTTTTTATTTTAGACTTTACATGTTTAAATTTTTTGGTTACTTTTGTGAAAATTAAAACAATGAAAAAAATAATAATAAAAGAAATTGACCGATTTTATAGTCGAAAAAGTGTAAAAAATTACATTAGTGAGTATTTAATATATGTAACTATTGATGGGGTTAATACCCAATGTTTTAACGAAATTGGTTATGTTGCAAAAGAAGAAAGAGTTAACATGCTTCTTTTAGAGATGGCTGAACCATTGAATAAATCAGTCTTAAAAGAAATGATTGAAGAAATAACAACATATAATAAATAAAACAAATGAAAGAAGGTTATCCGCTAATCATAGTATTCTACTTGGATGCAGATATGATGAAAATGCCAGAAATTATTCAGCCATTCGCTGAATCGGTAAACAACTTGTTAGCGCATAAAAACGCTAACGCTTTAGCATTCTTCTTACCAACCAAAGGTGAGGAAAAAATTGAGTGTATTAATCCACTTGTTGTAGCAGAAGCAGACATGAAAAAAATAAATAAGATGGTTGAAGAAATCAAAGAAAGTTTTGCTGTGGGGTTAGACATCGATGTCGCAGATGAAGATATTGAAATAGACGAAGAAGTAAACCCATGTAATTGTGGTGATAACCCAAATGGTAAATGTAGTTGCGATTAATGAAAACAAAAATTGAATTAACGTGGGATTATTTAGGTTGGAAAGAATCTTGACTTACAATAGATTCATATACCGTACAATTTGATTGGAATTCTACTTTATTGACTATGGTCAATAGGTTAAGAAATAAAATTGCGATGGCTTTTAACGAAACAGTTATTGAATATGATATCATAACAACTCATCCGATTGTTCACGATTCAATGATTAAACATATGTTATTTTATAGAACAAAAGGTGAAAATAAATATCTATCACATTACAAAATAGTATTTGATGAAAACCTAAACAATAATGAAATCATTTTATCCAGTAAAAATCAAACTGGGTTTTATGGTTTAATAAAAATACAAAACTTTTTAAATGATGAACAATCACCAAAAAGCACTTATCTATGACGAATGTATTAGAGAAAGTGATAGATTACAAAGAGAAAACTCTAAAATTAAATCGGAATATGTGACTAATATTCCTCAGAACCTTCAAGAGGTGATTAATCGAAATGATGCTAAAATTGCTGTTCTGGTTGTAAAATTAGAAGGACTTTTTAAATAAAAATAAGGACTGGTACTACGGACGTGTACTAGTCCTTCTTATCTTAATATAAGGCCAACCAGTTTCGTAATGTATCATATCATATATTCTACTTATGGTTGCTGCTGATGCTGTACCCATAAACATAAGACTTTTAATTTTTTGTTTCTTGGCTATCTTAGCTAATGTATGGTGTAATCTTTGTGCGTCTACTAAGTTTTTACATAAAACCATATCAAACTGGTCTTCGTTATAAATTATCAACTTGTTATAAACAACAATAATTTGTTTTACCGTTCTTTTTGCGTGAGCGTTTACCATGAGTCTTTTAACTATTTCAGTGATGTTTGGTCTTTTATTATTATTATTATTATTATTATTTGGTTTATACCCGTAAATATAAAATGTTTCTTCTAATTGATAACTGTCCGAATCTATTATCGTCCAATCACCTATTGGTTTTTCTGTGTATAATTTACCATAATCATCTCTAAGTAATCTAAACGTGTCACCTTCCTCTGTTGTTTTTGTAACACAAATTTGGTACCTAACTGGTTTTATGCCTAAGCTATTTATAAATTTTTTAGGGTACAAGACATTATTCCCTTCTTTAAGCTTGTGGTAGTTAAGAAAAGCTGTTTGTGGTGTTTTAGAGATGTGTAAAGTCTTTTTAAAAACACCATTAGATGATAAAATCACTCTATATTCCATTAAAAATTTGTTTTGTTTAATAAATTTACGTACTTTTGTATAAAAATAAAGACTTACTATGAGCAAAAGAGATTATTACGAAGTTTTAGGGTTAAAAAAAGGTGCGCAACCAGACGAAATAAAAAAAGCTTATCGAAAATTAGCCAAAGAGTTCCATCCAGATAAAAACCAAGGCGATAAAGAGTCTGAAAACAAGTTCAAAGAAATATCAGAAGCTTATGAATATCTATCAGACGCTGATAAGCGAGAAAAATACGATAGGTTTGGTCACAATCAAGGTGGTGGTTATGGTGGTAGAAATATGGAAGATATGTTTGAACAATTCGGTCATAGGTTCAGAAAACAACCAAGGGTTAGAGTGGGTGACAATATGAGCTTACTTCTTAAATTAACACTAGAGGAAATTTTTAGTGGTGTTAAAAAAACATACAAATATTCTAGAAATGTTGGGTGTACTGATTGTGGTGGTCATGGTGGTACTGATACTCATGATTGTTCGGATTGTAATGGTACTGGTGTGAGAACACAAGTATACCAAACATCTACGGGTTATATCCAACAACAATCTGCTTGTACCTCATGTGATTCCACTGGTAAAAAATACACAACCATTTGTAGGTCGTGTGGTGGTAAGGGGTTAAAAAATGTCGAAGAAACTGTTGATGTTGAAGTACCATCTGGTGTTCAAGAAGGTATGATTTTTGTAATGGATAAAAAAGGTCATGGTGTTAAATCTGGTATCGAAGGCAACTTACATATTAAAATTATGGAACAAAAACATAAAACATATGTTAGAAGTGGTGCTGATTTAAAGCTTAATTTAAAACTACAATACCCACAATTAGTGTTAGGCGATAAAGTTGAAATAGAGACTATCGATGGTAGTAAGATTAGAATTAGCATACCAGAATACAGTGATGTCGGTAATAATTTAAGAATCCCATACAAAGGGATTACTATTTATGGAAAAGAAGGTCGTGGAGATGTTATAATTACTTTAGCTCTAGATATGCCAAAAGAATTAAATGATGACGTTAAAGAGGCTGTAATTAACTTAAAAGACAAGATAAATGAGTATAAGCTTGAATCATGATTTACATGTTTTACTAAGTAAACACTTGAAAACAATAAAGGTTTTATAGATTTTTTTAATTAAAGGTTGCAAATAGATAAATAAAATAGTACCTTTGTATAAATAATAAGAAATATAAATAAACAAAAAAAATGGCAAAGTACGAAGAACCGTTTGAGGAAACTCAAGATTTGTATAACCAGTTAGTTGAAGAAGCTGGGTTATCTAATTACGTTAATATTACAATCTTAACTAACAACAAAGCTAAAGAGATTTTTAAAGTTAACAAAGCTACCGAATTATTAAAATACAGAACTGGTGATGATATTATCATCGTTTTGAATGAGAAAATTTTCGACCAATTGACTGATGAGCAAAGAACAATCGTTGCTGAAGAATCACTATCAAGTATTCATTTCGATGGGGAAAAAGGTAGAGTCATTATTAGTAAACCAGATGTCGTTACGTTTAGTGGGATATTGGCAAAACACTCTTTCGATAAATGGAATATATTGAGAGAATCGATTACAACTCTTTATAACGCTGAAAAGCAAGAAGATGATGAAGTGGCTGCTATTACCAGATAATGACTAGAGATGAAGTAGCAAGTTTAAGTCCTAACGCAATTTTATTGGACGACTTAGACAAAGCAATTGTAGGGTTAGCCGAAAGAACTGATTTCGGCCCCCTAGTTGTTTACGATATAAACGGTGAAATACCTATTAAATTAAACGAAGAATTTTATGAATCGTTTGAGGAAGATGAGGATAAATATGATTCTTGGGATAGACCAACATTTGAAGGTGTGGTAGTTTATAATACAACCAAGATAATTGAATTGTTGATGAAAAACATGCAAGTTGATGAAACTGAATTATTTGAAGGTGAAACAATTGATAGCGAAAAATACATGGTGGCGTTGGAGTATTTCGATTACAATATTGCTGGTGGGTTTGTCGGGCCAATGACACCAATTCATTTAATGTTTGAATTACCAGAAGAATTAAACTAATTTAAAATAAAAATATGAATTATACAAACGAATTTAAAGATTACGCTACCAAACATATTGGTGTTACTGAATATGAGTTTGCTAATTGGGAACGATTACAAAACTCAATATATAATCCAACGGTTATGTCGACATTTCAAGGGGCGAACGCTTCTTTGACACCATACATTTTGGAAGAAAGAGAAATGCGTGTAACACAAATGGATATTTTCTCTCGATTAATGATGGATAGAATAATTTGGTTAGCTGGTCCAGTAAACGATAGAATGAGTACGGTGGTACAAGCACAATTGATGTTTATGGATAACTTGGAAGTTAGAGACATTACACTTCACGTAGACAGTCCAGGTGGTTCAGTAAAATCTGGTTTATCAATCGTTGATGTTATGAATTATATATCCTCTGATATTATTACAATTAACACAGGTATGGCTGCAAGTATGGGTAGTATTCTTTTAGGTGCTGGGACCAAAGGTAAGCGTTATATGTTACCTAACTCCAGAGTTATGTTACACCAAGTATCAACTGGCGCTTCTGGTAACATTCAAGATATTAGGGTATCAATCGCTGAGGGTGAAAAATATAATGATAAGTTATTCGCTTTGTTGGGTCAATATACTAATAAAGACCCAAAACAAGTTATGAAAGACGCTAGTCGTGATTTATGGTTAGATGCTGAAGAAGCGTTAGCTTATGGTATAGTTGATGGTGTTATTACAACAAAAACAAAAGCAAAAACAAAAAAATAATACAAAATACTTGCATTTTACTAAAAATGTTAGTACCTTTGTAAAAAGATTTAGAATATGTGAGTTTTTTAATCTGAACTCACATATTTATAAATCAAAAGTTCTTTAATTTTATGGGGATACCACGGTATTGACTGAATATAGTCGTAAACTGTAAGCGATTAACAAATAATAAAATATGGGGTAGACTTTGGATTTGATTGCTAACAGTCGTAAATAGTAAGGGGTTAGTGTTATATGGAAACACTTAAATAACCTATTAAAAATTGAATTGACAACGATTTCATCGTATCAGAAAATTTCCTTGACGAAGCTACATGTAGCTTCAACGGAGAGCTTGCGGTAGCCTAATATCACACATAGTGGTAATCCACTTGATTGTAGTAATCTACTAAATAATGGTAGTCCATGGTGTGAAACTTAAATTACACGGTAAAAAGAGGTAGTAAATTTTAGGATAGTTTAAAAAAACTATGACCTATAATCCTAGAAAGCATTGAAGAGTTAGTAAGACTTGGGTTCGAGCCCCAACTACTCCACTGGACGTTAATCGCAAAGACCCTAATTTTGAGGTACACCATCTTACCAATGGGTTTGTAAAACTAAAAACCACTAATCGTTTA